TGGAAGACCAAGCAAAAGATTCTCCTGCTGTGGTTCCAGTTCCTCCAGAGCGTTGCTCTGCCGCGCATCACGGTCAAGTCCACCGACATCGGCACCGCCACCCAGGTGGCTCGTGAGATCAGCCGGATGAAGGGCTCGGGCGTGCTCCCGCTCGCCGTGCCGAACGGGCCCGACAGCGTGGGCATCGACGTGCTCGACGCGTCCGGCAAAGGGGCCAACCAGTTCCAGGCCGTGATCCAGTGGTTGGACAATGCCGCGACGCAGAGCGTGCTCGCCGGCTTCCTCGATCTCGTCAACAACGCCAACGAGGGCCGGGGCTCGTACGCCCTGTCCGCAGACGCCAGCGACTTCTTCCTCCAGTCGCTGGAGGCCAAGACCCGCGAGTTGGAGTGGCAGATCCGGCAAGGGCTGTTCGCGCCCCTGATCTACCACAACTTCGGGCCCAACGCCGTCGTGCCCTACCTCCAGTTCGAGCCGCTGAATGACATCGACAAGGCCACCGCCGTGTCACTGCTCCAGAGCGCCATGGCTGCGCCTCCGGGTGGCCCGGTGCCGTCCTCGTTCGTCGCCGGGCTCGCCGAGCAGGTGTCGAACTACATCGGCCTCGACGGCACGGCGATGGGGCAGGACTTCAAGGCGTCCTTCGACGCTGCCGCCGCACAGGCCAAGGCACAGGCCGCGCAGAGCGCCGTACCCGGAGCCGCGAGCCCGATCGGCCAGCACGTCGCTGGCCTAGCGGGGGCCGTCTCCGCCGCACAGCAGGCGGTGCAGGGTGGCGCGGGCCGAGACGTGGTGCGCGGGCTCCAGCAGGCGCACAAGCGCGACACCGCCGCTATCCGGCAGCAGGCTGCTGCCTCGGCGGTGAACCAGTCCGTGGTCCAGGCCACCGCCGAGGACGCGCTCCAGGCCAAGACAGGCGGTACCAAGAGCCTCCGCAAGCCCGGTGCGACGCTGCCCGAGAAGCCGAAGGGGGAGTCGTGAGCGCGCATCGGCGCGCCCCGCGACCCTATCGGGCCGGCCACCGGCCCGTCGCCCGGCGGTTCGAGGTTGTGGAGTTGTCTGTAAAGCCTCACTCCGAGCGCCCGGAGCCCGCGCCGGGTGAGCCCGGAGGGCCGGGCCGGACGGTAGACCTCGCGTTCAACCCCGCCGAGCCCCGTGACCCCCTCACGGGGAAGTGGACATTCGTCTCCAAGGTCGTTGGCTCTCGCCACCAGATCGACGCCTACGAGGGCTCAGAGCGCATCGGGCGAATCGTGGTCAGCGGACACGGTTGGGAGCGGCCCGAGATCGGCGGCATCTACGTGAAGCCGGAGCATCGCCGGAAGGGAGTGGCCTCCGCGCTGCTGGCCGAGGCTCAGAAGCACGAGGCTCACAAGATCCAGCATTCGCGGAATCTTACCTATGACGGCGACCAGTTCGCGCGCCACTTCGAGCCGGACATGGAGGAGCGTTACACCTTCGAGCCCGACCTCGTGATGAGCCTCTCGTGTGCCGAGACGACCGAGATCGTTGACCTGGCGAACCCCTCTCTGCGCCGGACTCGATACGTCACCGGGCAGTTGCTCGACGGCAAGGACCCGGCCACGCTGCTGCATCACCGAGGTATCTCCCGCGAGGTGGCCGAGGCGGTCGCGGCACTGGCTGGGAAGGGCACGGCGGTGCGCCCGAACGCACGCCGACGAGGGATGCCGCTCAGTCTCGGTATGCGGATCGAGCGGGACCGCGAGGCTCTGTACCGGGGCGCGTACCTGCTCAAGGCCGCAGAGCGCGTCCAGGCGTCCGTGGACGCCGGCAAGAGCCTCCGAGAAGCGCTCAACGTCGAGAGCCCGTACTACGTCGCGCACGAGAAGGCACGTCGAGGACGACTCGACGCCGTGACTGAGGCCCACCGCGTGGCGATGCGACTCGGAACCGTCGTGCAGACGCCCGAAGGCACGACCCGGACCCTGCTCGGCTGGTACCTAGATCCGCTGCTCAAAAACGACCCGGAATGTGTCGCTGCAAACGGCCACAACTACTACGCCGAGGAAGGGACCGTGATCGGCTACCCCGGCGCGGTACATCTGAACTGTGGTTGCAAGTCCGGTCCTCCGATCGAAGGCGCGGGTATGGTTAACGATGCGGTGCGGGGCGTGGTAACCTTGGGCCTCGTGAGCAAGAAGCCCGCGTACCCACTGAGTCGAAAGAGGAAGACCGCATGAACCTGCTCGAAGACCTGAACGCCATGCCCGAGAAAGCAAGCGGCGGCACCAAGCCGTGCAACCTCGGATCGGCGATGGAGAGACTGAGCCCGGAGGAGCGCGACGCGGTGCACCGCGTCATAGCCGATCTGCGCTACAGCAACAGTGCAATCTCAACGGTCCTGCGCCGCAACGGCGTGGAGGTCGGCGAGTCCACGGTGCGCAACCACCGCAAGGGAAACTGCCAGTGGTGCTCGTACCACGGGTACGACTGGAGCGTGGTGGCAGAGTGATGGTGGACCCCCGAAACGAGTCGTTTGACGACTACTGTGACCGGCTCGGAGTCTTCGACCCCGCCGAGTTCCCCGCCGCGTTCGCGGCGTATCTGAACCAACAGACCGGCTGGGACGGCGACATGAACGAGGTGTTCTGTGGACATCGAGAGTGACCTTGAAGCCGAGCGGCTGAGGGCCGAACTCCACAAGGCATACGGTCAACTGGCTCGCGCCAAGGACCGGACGGCGACCGCCGTCGAGGCCGCGATGTCGGGCGCGTACGCCGCCGTGGCAGCGCTGCCTCGACCGAAGGTGACGCCGTACAAGGCCGGGCCGGTGAAGTCGCGCCGGAGCAAGCCCGAGGTGGCTCTCCCACACCTGACGGACTGGCAGGGCTCGAAGAAGACCGTGACCTACAACTCCGAGGTCATGGCGCAACGTGTGCACGCGTTCCTGGCGAACTCGATGAGCCTGGTCGAGATCCAGCGCGCGGACCACCCGGTCAATGACATCGTGGTGCTGCTCGGCGGGGACATGATCGAGGGCCTGTTCAATTTTCCGACCCAGCCCTACGAGATCGACGCAACCCTGTTCGACCAGTTCGTCACGGTCGCCGGCCTGCTCGATGAGGTGGCACGCTTCTACGCCGCTCGATTCGAGCGCGTTCACTTCGTGGCCGAGTGGGGCAACCACGGACGCATCGGCAGCAAGCGTGCAGCAGTCCCGAAGGCCGACAACGCCGACCGCATGACCTACCAACTCGCCAAGGCGATGAGTGCGGACGTGCCTAACGTCTCGTGGTCGATCGTGGACGAGGACATTCAGCGGTTCGAGATCGGCAACTACCGCGCTCTCCTGATCCACGGCGACGAAGTAGGCCGCAACGGCTTCGCCTCTCCGTCCACCCTCGTGCGCCACGTCACCGGCTGGAAGTCGGGTGCGTACACCGTGGACGGGCAGCCGTGGGACTTCCGGGACGCCTACATGGGGCATTACCACTCCCATGCGCAGTGGCCGCTTCCGGACGGCGCGGGCAATCTGTTCCAGACAGGTTCGATCGAGAGCGACAACCGCTACGCCCGCGACAACCTCGCGGTCACGGCCACGCCCTCGCAGCGGCTGCACTTCATCGACCCTCGCAAGGGCCGCGTGACCGCGCAGTACCAGGTGTGGGTGGACGAGTAATGGCCGGGTGGGGGTTCGCCGAACTGGAGATCCTGCAAGCCGTCCTGAACGGTCAGAAGGATCTCGCTCGTGAGTACATCGCGGATCTGAACTACGGCGAGCGGCGGATCTTCACCGACCAGTTGCGCCAGACCCTGGCCCTGCTCGATGCGGTCGAGCAGGGCTAGGGTACGCTTCTTCCGGAGACCTAGGAGGACCCAATGGCTGCCACCGCCAATCTGTACGGCCTGATGATCGGCAAGGCGTTCAACAAGGAGATCGACCTCGACTCCGACACGATCAAGGTCGCCCTGCTGACCAGCGCGTACACCCCGGCGCAGGACACTGACGCCTACTGGTCCGACGTGTCGAGCCACGAGGCGTCCGGCACCGGCTACACCGCAGGGGGCGCGACCCTGGCCTCGAAGACCGTCGCGTACGACGCCGCATCGAACACCTTCACCTTCGACGCCGCCGACACCGTGTGGTCCGACTCCACCGTCACCGCGCGTTACGCCGTGATCTACGACGCGCAGACCGGCACGCCGGCCTCGGAGCCGCTGCTCGCCTTCGTGGACTTCGGGGCCGACCAGTCCTCCAGCGCCGGCACCTTCACCATCACCTGGAACGCCTCGGGGATCTTCACCCTGACCGTCGACTGACTGCCACCCTCCTGGGAGGAGTCTCATGGCAGCGCCAGTCGTCGCCTCAGTAGGTGGTATCGCCACAGGGACAGGGACCACCGTCTCGGTGCCGGTACCTTCCGGCGTCGTCAACGGGTCCAAGGTCGTCGTCTTCATCGCGACGTACGCGGCCTCTGCCCTCGGAGCCTCTAGCGTCACCCCACCCACTGGCTTCACCCTCGCCGGGTTCTTCAATTGGGACGCCACCAACGAGGGTGTCTACCAGGCCAACTACTGGTTCTGGAAAGACGCCACCGCTGCGGATACCGGGTCGTACGCCTTCAGGGTGCCCGACACTGGCACCGGGTACGCCATGCGGATTACCGGGGCTGCACCGGTGGGCACCTCGCCGTTCGTGGACAGCCTGCACGGCGCGGGTGCCGACGCCAACTCCGTTACCATCAGCGCGTTCACTCCTGGCGGCGACAACTCGCTGCTGTTGCTTGGGGCCTTTACAGAGACTGCCCCAGCCGTGTCGGGCTGGACGACAGTGGCCAATGGAACCGCGACGGACGGCAACCACCTCGGTGTGTTCTCCCTGACTCAGGCCACCGCCGTGTCGACCTCGCCCACGGCCACCGGCACCGGTTTCGTCGCCGCACTGGCAGCCACACTCCGCGCGGGGGCCAGCGTCTCGATCACCGCCGCCACTGCTACCGGAACCGGGACGGCCCCGAGCCCTTCTGTTGTAGCGACGAGTCCGAATGTCTCCGTCCAGGCGGCTACCGCGTCCGGCGTAGCGCAGGCTCTCGCGCCCCACGTCGCCGTGCCGGGCGGGTGGGCCGTGGCAGTAGAGCGTGCTCGCTCGGGCGCTGGGTATGCCCGGATACTGTTCGTGGGTGATTCCCTGACCGAGGGTGCCGGTGCCAGCACGCGCCCGGCCCGGTTCCAGGAGAAGGTCGTCAGCGACATCCGAACGCGGTACGGCATCCCGGGCTCGGCATACTTCGTCGCTGCCGGCCAGTGGACCGACTACGACGACACGTGGTACGACGACCTCTCCAGCGGCACAGGCTCGACCGGGCTCCCGGACGCTGGCACGGGCTCTCGCCCGACCACTGACGGCCTTGTGGCGGACTACACCCTCGGGGACCACGGCTCGTACCTCGACTCGGGCGAGTACCGGGACCTGACCATCGACGGCAACGGCTTCGAGGTGGTCTACCGCAACCAGGGGTCGGCCTCTGGTGCTGGAGACATCCAGGTGTACGTCGACAGCACACTGGTCGACACCATCGACGCGAACACCGGCACGGCTAGGTCTTTACAGCGCCAGCACTACACGTGCACCTCGGGCAGTCACACGGTGCGTCTCCAGTCCACCGGTGGCTCGGCGGTCGTGGACGGTCTTCTTGTGTACAACGGCGACGACCCGACCACGGACGGCTCCGGGCTCGTGTTCTACGACTGCGCTCACACCGGGTGGGAGTCGAACGCCTTCGGCCCGACCTCCGAGGTAGGCAAGGCGTTCGGCGACTTGGAACCGGACCTCGTGGTCTACAACATGTGGACCAACGACATGTTCCACGGACGTTCCCAGGCCACCACGCTCGCGAACATCGACGCCAACCTCACCGCATTCGAGGCACTGGACTCGCAACCTGACGTACTGCTGTGGATCTCGAACGCGCCGTGGGATGACGAGACGACCACGGGTGAGTGGATCGACGCCGTGGCCGACATGGTGTCGGGCGACCACCCGAACGTGCACTTGGTCAACATGCACTCGGACGGCTCGTGGATGTCGTCGGGCAACATCGACGGCAACGCCCACCCGAACACCACCGGACAGGCCCTTGAAGCCTCAGCGGTCGACACCGCGCTGGCTGCGCTAGTGCCGGCGGGTGCGGACGTGACGATCTCTGCCAACGTCGCGGTAGCCACAGGACAGGCTGAGAGCCCTTTCATCACAGCAACCCGCACCGTATCCGTGGGGCCAGACGCGGCCACAGGAGACGCTGGCAGCCCGGCACCGGTAGTGGAGGCCACCGAGAACGTGAACGTGGCTCCAGGGACGGCTACCGGGCAGATGGACGCCCTCGAACCGGGCGTTTCGACGGTCCAGAACGCTTCGAGCGGACCCGACACGGCGACGGCGAGCGCCCTGGCTCTGTCGCCGAGCGTGTCCGTGGCCGGGAGCGCCGTCGTCACGCCAAACGCCGCCACAGGAGCGGCCAGCAGCCCAGCCCCGGTGGTGCAAGCCACTCGTACCGTGCTCGTGGCTCCAGGGGTCGCGACAGCGAGTGGGCAGGCGAACCAGCCAGACATCGCGGCAGGCGGCAACATCACGATCGGAGCCAACGTCGCGGAGGGACAAGCCTCCGCCTCGGCCCCGGCTGTGCTCGTGGTCCGGAACGTGTCCGTGGACACGCTCGCGGCACAGGCCAACGCCGAGGCTCTGGCACCTCTCGTCAACCCGCCGCCGATCGTGCCGGTGACCAGCGGGCCCGGCATCGTTCAGGTGCCGGCGGACTCGCGTATCGTGGGCGTACGGAAGGAGGGCCGCATCGCATGGCTATGAAGAAGGCTCCCGAGGCCAAGTTGCCGTTCGGCTTCAACTACTCGAACTGGCTCGATGAGGGTGAGACGATCACCGATGCGACGTGGACCCCCGACCCCGCCAACCCGGACACGAACATGTCGATCTCGGCGGACCCCGAGCCGTCCGTGACCGGCGCTGTCGTCACCTGCTGGCTGGAGGGCGGAACGCCCGACAACTGGTACCGCTTCACCGTCCAGGTGACCACCTCCCTCGGTAAGACTGACGAGCGCGCCCTCCATGTGGCGTGCGAGGAGCCGTGATGTACCGCCTCAAGACGATCGACCTCGCTGTCACCCCCGGTGGACGGCACGGCGACACCAGCCCGCTTGGGAAGGGGCCTCGACGGCTCTCCGACTACGAGCGCGAGGTGGCGCACGCCCTGATGCGGCGCGGTAAGTCGAAGCGTGACGCTATCCGCATCGCCCGAGGCGTGATCGACAAGGCCGCTGCCACGGGTCGCTGGGGACGCGGCAAGCACGCCAGCCCGAACGTGCGAGCCGGCGCGGTGGCGTCGGTAGCGCAGCGGAAGACGCTCTGACCCAACGACAGCCGAGATCCCCGTACTACTCTGGTGGCCGTAGACTTCGCCCACCTCGGCATAGGACAGGGATCATGGCTGGACTGAACAACTTCGGCGGCAAGAAGGCCCCGGCCTTCACCAAGGGCGGTAGCCGCGCCGAGCGTGTGGCCCGAGCGAAGAAGGGGCTGGAGCGGCTCAAGAAGCGCAAGGCCGCGACCGACCTGGCGAACGCCGTCGTCGGCACGATCATCGACCTCGACTGGGCGAAGTGGGACGCCGCCCACCGAGGGCAGCGCCAGCAATACGCGAACCAGGACCAGAAGGCCAACGGTCGGATCAAGGGCAGCGCCGCCGAGCGCGCAATCAAGCGCTTCCAGAAGGTCCATGGATTGCCGGTGACCGGCAAGTTGGACGCCGCTACCAAGGCGCGCTCGGCCAAGATCAGCAGCAAGAACAAGGGCGACACCAGCCACGCGCTGGCGAAGGCGGTCAACGCCGTCTCCAATGCGCAGTACGGCAAGCACTGGAAGAAGAACGAGCGCAACGCCGCTCGTGACCTCGAAGTGCACGACGTGCGCCACGCTGCCCGACAGGCGGCGAAGAAGAAGCCCACGAAGGACATGAGCAACACCTACGACCTGGCGACCCTCAGCACGAAGGCGCGCAAGGCCCTGTCGCCGAGCGACTTCGTGTTCCCGAGCAAGCGTGCGTACCCCATCCACGACAAGAGCCACGCCGAGAATGCACTCGCGCGCTCCAAGGGCAAGCCCGAGCACGCCGCCGTGGTCGCTGCTGTCAAGCGCAAGTTCCCCGACCTGCCTGCGTTCAAGAAGTGAGGAGCCTCCGGTGGCGTACACCCTCAAGCCTCCGGTGATCGACCTCGCCCGGCACCGTTGGGACCCCGCCGAGCACCCGCGTGTCAGCGCGGGCCAGCGCGGCGGTGGGCGGTTCGTCTCGCTCAAGTCGGCCTTCTCGTTCAAGGGCTCGGGCGGCGGGGCACACCTCACGATGTCCGGTGAGTCCTCGGCGATGCGGTACAAGACCGACGACCTCGACATCAGCGAGTCCAGCCAGCGCCTCGACCTGGCTCTCCAGCGAGCACAGGCGAGCGAGGTCGGCACTACCGAGAACGACCATGCGTGGGACGAGGTGTCGGCTCACTTGGAGGCGATGAACCGCAAGGTGATCTCGGCGAAGCGCACCAACGAGATACGCCGCAAGAGCCTTCGAGTCCAAGGATCGTCGTCGTCATTCGATGCCAGTCTTTACAGGATCAAGGACACCTTCACCGACACACCGGTGGCCGCGAAGGCCGAGAAGGCGGGCGAGTTCGGCAAGGAGGTCGAGCACCACGTCGCGTTCTCAGCACTGACCGCGCAGGTGGCGAACATCGCTGCTCGGGTGGCGGGCGGTGCAGCGGCCCTGATCGGGGCCGGCGAGGCCGAGCACTTCACTGAGTTGTTCCACCGGATCACCGAGAACCCCGAGGTCGAGTCCTCGATCAACGTCAGCCTGACCATCCTCGTGACAGCCCTCATCGCGCGCATCCAGAAGGCCGTGAAGGCGCACAAGGACAAGAAGATTGCCCGAGCCCGAGGAGTGCTCTGATGGGCCACCACGTCCCCGGCCAGCCGTACCGCTACAAGCACGGCTGGATTCCCGTCGCACCGATCCACGCCTCGGACCTCTCGACACCGGACGCTCGCCGTTCGCCTGAGGTGAGCGCAGACGAGTTCCAAGGGTTCGCTCAGCGCGGGGCAGCGAAGTACGACCGGCTCAAGGCCGGGTCAAGCGAGCCGACCGCGCTCAAGGGTGCGTCGTGGGACAAGATCAAGGCTGACGCGTTCGCCTCCAGTCGGGAGCCGTGGGGCGGCATGACCGTGGACACCCACACCGGCAAGCACGTCCCTGCCGACGCGGATGCGTACGCCCTGACCGTGCGCGAGCCCGGCATGAAGCCGGTGCACGTCTCGCCGAAGGCCAGCCGGGCCGAGTTCGACCAGGCGATGGAGACAGCCAAGGCCCGGTACGCGGACATCCTGGCGCGCCCGAACCACCACCTCGGCGTGTTCCACGACCAGGACACGAACAGCATCGACATCGACCCGGTGCTCGTAACGCCCTCTCTCGAAGACGTGCACGAGATCGGGGCCTACACTCGTGCCGTGGGCGGGGCCTACCATTTCAAGAGCGGCGACGGCTTCTGGCCTCCGCATGTAAAGGACGCGAAGACGATGAACCTGACGATCCAGACCCCGATGCTCGACGGGCACTCCGTGATCGACCTGTCCGACGACGGCTCGCTCGCGTACTGGAAGCAAATCCTGCCGAAGAAGACGATCCGCTACACCGGCAAGGACGGCAAGCGGCACAGCATCGACTTCAACGACGAGTTCCTGCACGACCTGGCGAACAACAAGATCGTGGACGAGGTGGGGTTCCTCCTCGCCGACAAGGACAACGCGCACACGATGGACCCGGAGCGCTGGCGCGGCAAGGTGGACCAGTTCCAGGTCCGCGATGACGGGCTGTACGCCAAGATCGTGTTCCCGAACCGGGAAGCGGCCAAGGCCGTGCTCGACAATCCCAATCTTGGGGTGTCGGCGCGCATCATCGACGGGGGTCGGGAGGGGTCGGACGGAACGACCGTCTCCCGAGGCATCGTCCACGTACTTGGTACCCTTGACCCACAGGTCAGCGGCATGTCCGGGTGGCAGACCGCCGATCTCTCAACCGAGGCGGGCGATCTGCTCGACCTGACCAGCGAAACCTTCGAGGAGAAGGACATGGCTCGCGACAAGAACAAGTCCGTCACGGACTACACCGCCGAGGACATCGAGGCGCTGGACGGGGAGGAATTGGATTCCTTCCTGGCCGAACTGGCCGATCTTCTGGACGGTAGTCTGGAGACCGACGAGGCCGAAGACGACCTCGACAACGACGAGGATCTGGACGAGGAGCGTGAGCCCGCGATGTCCCTCTCCAACGAGGCGCAGGGCCAGATCGACCTCGCCAACGACAGGGCCAACACCGCGCTGCGGCAGTTGGCGCTCTCCCGCTGGGAGAAGACCCGCGACGACTACCTGAGCGCCGGCGTCCCGCCGCACCTGCTCGATCTCGCCGCGCCGATCTTCACCGTGCCGGACGAGTTCGTCGTGGACCTGTCCAACACCGAAGGCCAGGGTGCCGAGGTGGACGTGAGCAGGATCGTGCGCGGTCTGCTCGACGCCGCCAAGGGCACCATCGACCTCAGCGCGGAGGAGGGCCACGGCGGCACCTTCAAGGCCGGCGACGGGGAGGACCCCGACGCCGAGTACCTGAACCTCTGGAACGCTCAGTTCTGAGCGGCCCTGATCCTGTAGGAAGGACAAGAACATGACTGGCGTTCCGAAGGTCCGCATCGGGCATGACGACGTGTACGAGGCCACCGTCGCGATCGACGGCGGCATCCTCGTGATCCCTGCCAGCGGCGCGACCAACGCCGGCGTGCAGGGCATCGCTATCGCGGGCGACGCCGCGCAGAACGTGCTGGGTGTGACCTCCCGCCGGGCCGAGCCCGTCGCGAGCCAGGATCTCACCGGCACGGACGGCGACGGCTACCCGTACGCGTACCCCAACCCGGTGAACGAACTGGTCACCGTGTACAAGCGAGCCGTGGTCAAGGTGACGTACACCGCCGCAGCCGTCGCGTTCGGGGCCAAGTTGGCGGCTGCTGCCAACGGCCACGTCCGCGCGTACGTGGAGGGGACCGACCCCGCCGACTCCGTGGTGGGCGAGTGCCGTGTCGTCGGAGGCATGTCCTCCGCCGGCGGTACTGGCCTGGCCTACATCTACTGAGCGCTGACAAGAAAGAGAGACAGCGACAATGGCCACTCAGATCGTCAGCACCCAGGACGGGCCCCGGCTCACCGTGAGCATGATGCTCAAGAGCCCGACCCTGATCCCCAAGCGCGTGCTGTCCATGCTCGACCAGGCGTTCCTCGTGGACGCGGTTCTGCGCAACGCCCAGGACGCCCCGTCCGGCGCGGTGCTCTACTTCGAGTCCACCCCGCTGTTCAGCGCGGACGACCCGACCATTCTGGACGAGTTCGGTGAGATCCCGACCACCAACGGCTCGCTCGGTACCCCGAAGGTGTCCCGCGTGGTCCGCAAGGCGTTCGGCCTCCGAGTCTCGAAGACCATGATCGACCGCAACTCGGTGGACATGGTGAACACCCAGGTGGTCCAGATCAAGAACACCATGCTGCGCTCGTGGGAGGACGGCTTCTTTTCCGCCGTCGTCGCCAACGCGAACGTTCAGGTGATGACCACCGACAAGTCGTGGCAGGACGCGGCCAGCCACATCCGGCAGGACGTGAACACCGCGAAGTACCTGATCCAGACGGCTGCCGCCGACACCGCCGGCAACCAGAAGTTCGGGTACGAGGCGGACACGCTGGTGATCTCGCTGGAGACGCAGGTGGACTTCCTCGACTCCGACGAGGTGTCGAAGCCCTACGTCGGCAACATCGCCGACGAGAGCCTCCAGTACACGGGCAAGTTGCCGAACAAGTTCCTCGGCCTCGATGTCGTCACCTCGTGGCGGCTGTCCGCGTACTTCCCGAGCGGCGCGATCGTGTGCCAGCGGAAGGTGTTCGGTGGGATCTCCGACGAGCGCCCACTGTCCGGCACCCCGATGTACGGCGAGGGCGGTGGCCCCAACGGCGGTCCCCGCGAGGCGTTCCGCACCGACATCACTCGGGCCAGCGCGATCTTCTTCGACCAGCCGCTCGCGGTGGTCCTGATCGTCGGCGTCACCGGCGGCGTCACCTCGGCCAAGGTCGGCGGTCGCACCGTCACCCTGACCGGTGCCGCGACCACCGTGCCGCAGTCCGACAACGTGGCTCTGACCGAAGGCCAGACGTACACCAACGCCTGACCAGCAGCGCCTCGAACACCCCCGAGTCCTCTAGACTCGGGGGTGTTCCCGTTCTAGGAGGGGCTCTCATGGCAAGCGGAGACGTGCTCTACAGCACGCAGTTCACCCCGTCGCAGATCACGCAGACGAAGCAATCAAGCCAGGACTCAGCCAACTGCGTCCAGCAGGTCATCCTCTCGGCTGCGGGCTCAGGGACGCCGGCACCGGACGTGGAGGGTGCCACGGTCGTGCTCTCTGCCAATACGCTTCAGGTGACCGCTACGGGAGTCTCATGGGTGATGAGCATGGACAAGTCCTATACCGTGACGATCACGGAGAACTAGGTCCAGAAACGCCGTTTGATACGCTGGGGCCTGCACGCAACACCTGACCTCAGAAGGGCGCTTCATCATGGCTGACACCGCACTCCAGAAGGCTCCGAAGCCTGACACCACCGGGCTGGAGACGTACGTCGTTCTCACCGACGCCGTGAACGTCGCCACCGGGCGCGTCAACGCACAGACCAAGAAGCCGGAATCCGTCCGGCTCCTGCGCGGCGAGCGCATTCAAGCCCCCGCCGACCACCCGTCCATTCAGACCCTCCTCGGGCTGCGCGCCGTGGCACAGGAGGCCAAGGTGGCGGGCAAGGATGTGCGGACCACCGCTCGGCACATCCGGGCCGTCTTCGCCCGTGCTGGCGAGCACTACATCGCTCCGGTCGTGGAGGCGGTCCAGCCGGTCCCGGCCCCCGCCGGCGACGCTGTACCCGCTGACGCGCTCACCGTCGCGGACCTCCACCGGAGCGAGCAGCAGTAGGCTGGCTTGGTAGGCAGGGCAGATCCCGGAGGGCGGCACGATGTCGTACAGCACAGTCCAGATGGTGCGCAACGCGCTCGTGCCGTCCTTCGCCGGGAACCTCCCCACCACGCCTACCCGCACGGCAGCGGACCTCTCTGACACGCAGATCCAGGACGCGATCAACGAGGCCGACGCTACGATCGACTCGTACATCGGGGCCTACTACGCGGTGCCGGTCCAGGTGGTCGTCGCTGGCTCTGACGAGGACGGGACAGTGGGCCAGATCCCGCACCCGATCGACTATTGGAGCCGGAACATCGCCGCGTACAACGCCACGCTGACCTATCGGGGCAGCCAGGACTTCGCGGACACCGATCCCGTCGTGCGCCGCTACAACGCCACGATGCAGGCCCTCCAGGCCGTCTCCGCTGGCAAGGTGCGGCTGCAACTCCCGAACAACGTCTCGCCGAATGCCGCCACCGGCGCGGGCCCGGCTTTCGAGCCGTACGCCGGCGATCTGTTCGACCCGAGCGACTTCAACCTTCACCCGGCCATGTACGACCCGGTGACCGGCGGGCGTCCGTACTGGATCGACGGGTGGCCGTCGTGACCCGAGGCGACTTCGCCAAGAGCATGGCGACCCTGCATGAGCAGGCCAAGGGCCGCTGGCAAGCGTCGTGCGAGGTGGATCAGGTCTATGCCCACTACCAGGAGGTGCACCCGGAGTTCCGGCACCCTCGTGGCGGGCAGGCGTTCTACCTCCGCGACAGCATCTACCTCGGCAACCACATGCGCACCGTGGCCGGCCTGCTGTTCACGGAGGACGGCGTAGACCCCGGCGGCGCACTGTCGCGGGTCGCGGAGGACATCGCCAAGAGTGTGATCCAGCGGGCTCCCCGAGAGTTCCACGATCTGCGCATGTCCGGCCACCCGAAGGTGACCAGGGACGGCGGCACGGTCTACGACCGGGCCCCGTTCGTGCGTCGGCTGGACCCGTCTCAGATCAGGGGCAAGGCGCGGCTGCGCTACCTGCTCGACCCGCACCGGAGGACCGAGTGATGCTGCTCTACAGCGACGTGGAGTCCTTCCTGAGCACGGGCCTGGCGGATCTCGGCTACACCGACTGGAACCCGAACGTGGGCGCGCAGACGACAACGATGCCGCTCATCAACCCTGGCCCGTTCCTGCCTCCGCTCGACAAGTTGTCCCCTCAGGCGATGGTGTTCGCTACGGTGGGCAACGGGTCGGGCCTCGAACTAGAGCAGACCTACGACGGGGTGTTCATCGTGGCCCGAGTGCTGGGACCACAGAACGACTTCCCAACCGCTGAGCGGCTGGCAATGGACATCGACACCATGCTGCTGCGGCTCAACTCCCCGGCCATGCTCGGGACCACCCGTGTGCTCTCCGTGCAGCGCACCGGAGGCCGACCCCAACTCGTGGACTACGACGACTCGAACCGCTACCACTTCCAGACGACCTACATCGCTCGGGCCAAGAGCGGCCTGTAAAGGAGCATCGTGTCATGGACGAAGACCCCACTCCCGGCACCCCCGCGTCCGAAGCCGCGACGCAGGAGCCGCAAGAAGCGCCGGACCCCGCCGGCGAAGACTCCACGACCCTGACTCTGGTCGGGCCCTCCTACTGCACCCGCTTCAATCTCCCGGAGGCTGACGGGAGTACGCTGGTGATCGACCGAGCCGGGACGACCGTACCCTCCGAGGACGTGGACCGGATCATGGCGGCGGCGGCGAGTGCCGGCGTGACGCTGACACGAAAGGCACACTGACATGGCGATTGGCGACCTCTACGACGCCGACAACGTGGTGGTCGGCCAGGCTGCCGTCTTCACGGCTGCCGCCGGCACCGCTCTCCCGGCTCTGAGCGACTTCAACACCGCTGACCCGTTCGATGAGACGTTCTTCACGACTCCGACCGGCTGGGTGCCCGTGGGCGCGACCGAGCAGGGCTGGCAGTTGGGCGCGGACAAGTCCACCCAGGTCATCAACATCGAGGAGCAGAGCACCCCGGTGGGCACCACGATTACCTCGCAGAGCATTACCATCGCGGGCTCGCTCTCCGAGGACGTGACCAAGACGCTGACCCTGGCCCTGAACGCGACCAGCGCCGCGACCGCCGCCACCTCCTCGGCTCCCGGCTACGACACGATCACCCTGTCCGACAACGTGATCTACTACGCCGTCGCCATGGTGACCACGAACGCTGAGGGCTTCGGGCGCATCATCTACGCCCCGAAGTGGACCCAACTCGGCAACGTCTCGGCTGCCTTCCGGCGTGCCGCCGGCCAGCGGCTCTACGCGGTCAACTTCGCGACCGTGTGCAAGCCGAGCGAGATCGAGATCGTCAACTTCACTGCCGCGAAGACGGCGTGATGCAGGACTGAGTTTCGCTACCTCAGGATGCAAACGGGCCGGGCGATCCCCGGCCCGTTTGCTATGCTCGAAGCACGAGTCGAACATCCAAGGAGTTGACCCATGCCTAGTTTCGAGGCGGGCAAGGACCCGCTGACCTACGACTTCACCAAGTACGTGCCGGACGCCAAGGGCGAGATCCCTGAGCCGTCCAGTCTCCAGGTCGAGACGTTCTTCGAGACGCTCCGGCAGTTGATGCCGGTCACGATGGTGGACGGCAAGGCCAAGATCGACCTGGCCGAGTTGGCGAAGATGGTCGAGGCCGGTGACGACGTGAACGCCATGCTGGTAGCGGCGATCTCCGACGTGTGCTCGAACAGCCCTACCGTCGAGCAGATCACCGCGTTGCCCCACCGTGACAAGAGTCGCTTCATCGGGTGGATCACCGGAACCTTCTTCCTCCCGGAAGCGTAAGCGCCCGCTACGAAGCCCTCTCGGGAGGGCGGAGTGGCAGGGCGCTGTACTACCTCGCGCGCCGCTACTTGCACATGGGCCCGTCCGAGTGGGATGGACTACCGTGGTGGTTGCAGCGGACCTACATCGAGGGCTTCCAGGCCGAGGGGTTCCTCTCGGACGGCACCTCGCCGGTCCAGGGCTCCGTGGACAACTTCCACGGCGCTCTGAGCAGCCGACAGGGCGACCTCGCTGCGCTAGGCTTCACGGAGCGCACGCTGTAGGGAGAACGGGGCAATGGCGGATTTCAACGCCGGCAGCATCGAGGGCACCGTTGACCTGAACCTCGACCCGTTCATGGCCGGGCTCTCCAAAGCGCAGGCCGAGGCGGAGAAGTTCGAGAGCCGGGACATCACCCGTACCGTCCGCACCGTCCAGGAGGGCGACGAGGAGCCCGAGCACGTCGGCGACGAGACGGCGACACTCTCACTGGACGACTCCGAGTTCCACGCCGAACTCGACGCCGACAAGTTGGAGTTGGACAAGTTCGGGGCCGAGAAGAAGACCGCGACCATCGACGTGGACACGGCCAAGGCTCGGCTGGCGCTGGACGCGCTGCGTGCCAAGATCGACTCCGTGGCAGGTACCTACAACGCCCACTCCAACCCGCTCTCAGGCGGTGAGGGCGGTGGACACGGCCTGATGTACCTGGTCGGGCTGGCGGCGGCTCTCGCGCCCGCGCTGGGGCCTGCTACGGCTGCATTCGGGCTGTTCTCCGCCGCCGGTGTGGCCGGGTTCGCTGCGGTGGCCGTCTCGGCGGCGGCGTACGGCGCTGTGGCCTCCAAGGCGTTCGAGAAGATCCAGGACGCGATCAAGGCGGGGAAGCAACTCCCCGGCGTCGCGGGGCAGGCCGAGACAGCGTTCAAGGGCCTCAACACGGCGTGGGACAAGTTCCAGGCAGCGGTGGACCCTGGCATCTTCAAGGTGATGGTTGCCGCCTTCAACCAGTTGGCGAGCCTCCTGCCCGAGTTCGAGCCGATCATCAACACGATGTCCAAGGGCCTCGTGAGCGTCGTGAACCAGATCGGCGCGCTGTTCAAGCGCGACGACGCTCAGGAGTTCCTCCAGACGATCAACTCCCTGGCCGACAAGGACATTCCGAAGTTGGGCACGATCATCGTGCACGTCTTCGGCGGGCTCATGGACCTGTTCGACTCCCTGGCCCCGGTGATGCAACTGGTGGTGAAGGGGGCCGTCCAACTCTCCGCCGAGTTCGAAAAGTGGGCCAATCTCAAGTCGAACGGCTTCGTGGAGAGCACCCTCTCGACCGTCCAGAAGTACGCGGGCCTCACCAAGACGCTGTTCAAGGATCTCGGCGGCGCGCTGGTCAACATCGGCAAAGACCTCGCACCGCTGACCGGGCCCGCGCTGACCTTCCTTGACGGGCTCGCGAAGGCGCTCAAGGGCCTTGACCTGGCCCCTCTGGCGAAGGGGATCGGAGACGTGCTGGTAGCAGCCACGCCGTTCCTCGGTGTCGTCTCAGACCTCGTGAATATCCTCCTGCCGCCGTTGAAGACGTTGCTGGAGACGATCTCCGACGACCTCATCGGTCCGCTCGGCAAGAGCCTCACGAGCGAGTTGACCCCCGCGTTCGATGCTCTGGCGTCAATGCTGAACACGCTCGCTCCCGTGCTCGGCGAGTTTGTGTCGTCCATCGCCGATCTGGTGAACCCGACCGGCGTCGGGCTGCTGGCCTCACTCATCACCGGGCTTCAGAAGCCGGTCAACGATCTAGTGGGCCCGGTGGGGGACCTGCTCACAGCACTGGAGTCCATGGTGGACGACGGGCTGGAAGCGATCACCCCGGCGGTAGGCCCGGTCACGGACGCACTGGACGGGCTAGCGAAGGGTCTCACTCCTGTCATCGCTGGCCTGGCATGGTTCCTCTCGCACAAGGCGGTGGCGGACACCATCCTCGGCATCGCTGCGGCTGTAAAGGCTACGACAGCGGCTACTGCCGCTTGGGCAGCCGTCACCAAGGGCATCGCGGCTATCACCGGAATCATCGAGGCGATCTCGTTCGGGTGGTCGGGCCTGACCGTGGCACAGGACGCCAACACCGCGTCTGTGGTAGCCAACCGCGTCGCCATGCTCGCTTGGCGGGCTGCGCAGTTGGTGGGGGCTGCCGCCACCGGCGCACTGACGGCGGCTACGTGGCTGTTCAACGCTGCGCTGGATGCCAACCCCATCGTGTTGGTCATCGCGGGTGTGGTGGCGCTCGGCGTCGCGGCCTACGAACTCGTGGAGCACTGGAACGCTGTCTCGGACGCGTTCCAGAAGGTGTGGGGCGTGATCTCGGACGGGGCACAGGCCGTCTTCGGCTGGTTCAAGTCGCACTGGAGCGACCTCCTCGCGATCCTGACCGGACCGTTCGGCCTGGCCGTGACCGAGATCATCAAGCACTGGGGAGACATCAGCGACTTCTTCCACAGCCTTCCCGGCAAGATCAAGGGCTTCTTCTCTGGCGTTGCAGACCTCCTGGTAAGTGCGGGCGAGGACATCCTGCATGGGTTGAAGACGGGGGCTCAGAACGGCTGGCAAGCCGTTCACGACTTCGTGAATGCGATCCCGGATAAGATCGTCTCTGTTCTAGGTGATCTCGGCAGCCTGCTCACGGGCGCTGGCAAGGCTGTGATACAAGGGCTCTACAACGGTATGAAGTGGGTGTGGGATCACACCCTCAAGCCCTTCATCGACGGGATCTCGTCCGCGATCTCGGCAATCGTCAAGTTGAAGAACAAGATTTCGTCGCCCTCCAAGGTGTTCGATGAGATCGGACGCTTCTTGATGTTGGGGCTGCACAACGGCATCCAGGCCGTATGGGGGAGCCACGTCCAGCCGCTGCTGTCTACGTTGGCCGGCAAGGTCAGTGACGCCTTCTCGGGCACCGAGATTGCTGTAGCAGGCGGCGGGAGCCTACGCCTCTCGGGAACCTCAACGCTCCAGCAGGGCGTGTCCTCACTCGCCGACGCGATCCGGGCTCTGGCGGACCAGCAGAACGAGACGATCGAGGCTGTAAAGACCATTGCCCCGGCTGTGGGCGACGCTCTGGCTCGTGCCAACGAGGGCCACGCACAGGCGGTCACGGACGCGTTCAAGACCGCTACCCAGGACCAGACCTCGGCACTCATCCGTGCCTCTAGGACGTGACGACATGGCAGCGCTGACCGGCACCCTCCACCTCACCTCCGCGCACATCGCACAGGTGAACCACCCCGAGACGGATGTGGCCTCGGGCACCTCGGGCTCCGTGGGCGGCGGCGGCTCCCGCAACGACGATCGGCAGTTGTCCGGGGAGTTCCGCAACTACGCCAACGGGGTCACGAGGCTCATCCTCGGCTCGGCGACCAGCCGTACACAGACGCTCACGCTGCGGGCCCTCACACCCACCCAGGTGGCTCAGGTGGACGCCCTGATGGGCAAGACGTGCGTCTTCCGAGACACCTACGGGCGTCGGCTGTTCGGCTCGTTCGTGGAGACGCAGAAGACCGACATCCCTCTCTCGGGCACGCCCGGCGCGGGCACGTTGCTGACCGACGTGGCGATCACGTTCGTCTCGGTCACCTACGAGGAGGCGGTCTGAGTTGCAGGCTCTCTCCGGCCCTCAGAACGACCTCCTGCGCAAGTCCTCGACGCTGCAAGTGGCGTACGGGGCCCGCATCATGTCATCGTCGTCGGGGGTGCTGTCGAGCGGCCAGGACATCAGCACGTACATGACCACCGGCTCTAGCGTGACCTCCGACGTTGGCGCGGACGTGCACCGCTCGGCGGTGCTCACGTTCGACTCCGACGTGTTGGACACCTTCGACTACCTGGCTGACTTCTGTCAGCCGTACATGACCGTCTCGAACCCGAGCACTGGCCAGACGTTGACGGTGAACCTCGGGGTCTACGTGCTCCAGACCCCGCCGATTGATCTCTCCGCGCTGCCCTCGAAGATCAGTTTCCAGGGCTACGACCTGCTGACACTTCTCAACGTGCCTGTAGGTGACTCGTACGAGGTTCCGGTAGGCGTGGACCCCGCCGGGGAGGCTATCAACGCGATCCAGGCTGCATTGCCGTGGGCGTCCGTCCAAGGCACAACCTCCGGCGTCCTAACCACTCAGGTATTCTCGTTCCCGTTCGACCAGTCGAACAACTTCACTTGGCTCGACATTGTGAATACCCTCCTGGCAGCCGCCGGCTACCTCCCGGTATGGGTGGATTGGAACGGCGTGTTCCAAGTAGGTACTCGCGCGATCCCTTCTGTGGCGAACTTCGTGCCCGAGGCTGTGTTCGATCTCTCCGACGAGTTCAACATGCTCCAGGAGGGTAGGCAGGTGATCCAGGATCTCTACGACGTGCCGAACAAGTGGATCTACGTGATGCAGAACCTCCAGGACGCGCCGGTGGAGGGTTCAACCATGTACACCGTGATCGACAACTCCAGCAGTCCGACCTCCGTCACGAGCCGGGGCCGCACGGTGTCGAAGATCGTCTCCGTGGCGACCGCGACCGCCGACATCACCTCCTACCCGCAACTGGTGCAGGCGGGCCAGCAGGTGGTCCTCTCCGACCTTGCACCGACTGAGACGTACACCTTCACCTCTGCGCTGTTCCCTGTGCTCTGGCACTACGACTTTGTTCGCATCCAGGACCCCAATCTGGTGGTAGCGCGCCCGTTGAAGTCACCTGCGCGCATCGGCGTAGTGTCTCAGTGGACTCTCCCGCTGGACGGGAGTGGCGACCAGGCTGTCACGTTCCAGACCCTCCCCAACTACGAGGCGTAACCATGGCTAATATCTACTGGACCTTCACCCCCACCGCCAGCATTCAGGCGTGGGTGCTGCCCAAGGGCATCGTGTCCTTTAAAGCACAGTTGTGGGGCGCAGCAGGAGGTTGCGGGGAGGGTGCGCCTGGCGGGGCTCCGTCCAACTACCTGAGCCACTACTGGTCGGTGGACATGCTTGCCAACACGGACGGCAAGTACACCCATCCGTCCTTCGGCGTGCCTGAGGCAGGCAGCGTCTACGGCTCGAACCTTGGTGGCTATTGCTCCGGGACGTACAACGCGCCGATCACTGACGGAGCACCCACCTGGCCCTCGACGCTGTACCTGGCTGTAGGGAGCAACGGTGCGAACGCACCCTCCTCCGGCGGTGCAGGTGTCGGAGGGTGGCCTGACGGCGGGAACGGCGGTGCCGGAAACGCTGGCTCAGGAGGCTTCAGCGTCGGCTACTCCGGAGGAGGAGGAGGGGGCGGCTCGACCTCGCTGCTCACTTCCAACGACTTCTCTGCCCCGTCCCTGGTGGCTGGTGCTGCTGGAGGGTCCGGCGGGGGCCAGACGGGTGCTTGGTTCCTCAACTACACCTACGGGTCCTTGAACACACCTACGACGAACCCGCCGTGGTCCACCTACACTGGCATCAACGGCACGCCGCTCTATCTGCCGAACCTGCCCTACGAGGCGGTCCAGCAGGGCTACGTCTACAACAACGGCTCCACCTTCGTGATGGGCGGCTTCGCGGGGGGCATCGGCGGCTGCGGGATGGACGGGGCAAGCCTGACCGGGGGGACGCCCCTCTACAACGCCTATGGCGGCGCGGCCAGCACCTCCGCTGGGGGGCCGGCAGGGACAGGCACTGCTGCCAGCGGGGTGGTGGCGGCGACGGCGGGGGCCAAGATGAACTCCACCTCGTCCTCCACCGCTCGGGGCGGATCAGGAGCCGGCACTGCTCGCTTCTCGGGTGGCGGTGGTGGTGGTGGCGGCTACTACCAGGGTGGTGGCGGCGGTGCTGCCAACTTCCGTGGCGGCGGTGGCGGTGGTGGCGGCTCGACGTGGGCCTCTACAGCCGCCGTAGGCACTCTCCCGGCTCCTACAGGTGTCGTCGCTGACCGGGCTGCCCCTCCGTACAGCCCGAGCGCTGCTGGAGGCCCTACAGGCACCGGAGGCTTCGCGCTCATCACTGCTCGGGCCTACCCTTTGACCCCGAAGACGCCGTATGAGGACGACTCCAGCCCTCTGCTGCTCTCTGTGGGTGTCGATTCCATCAGCGTCCCTTTCACGTTCCGCACCGATGCGGCACAGAGCACCAACGGCAACGTGCAGATGCAGGCGTATCGCTTCGGCGTGTCCACGGATGGAGGCACAACGATCACTTGGAGCCCGACACAAGCGCTCTCCACTCCGGGTGGGTCGTCCTCGTTCGTGATCGGCGTCGGCTCGCCTGTGTGGAATCCGAGCGCGACCGGGACCTACGATCTGTACATCGACACCCAGGACACCGGAGGCGACTGGAACACCGACATCAGCGGCACGCTGAACGCGTGCGCGCCGGCGCACTTCCAGGTCACCGTCTACACCCCGCCGGCTGCCCCGGTCGTGACCATCGGGACGATCGTGGACAACTACACCGACGCCAACGGGGTCACCGGCGAGGGTGTCCCGGTGTCTTGGACGCACCCTGGCGGGACGCCGGTGTCGAGCATCGTGAGCCTGCTCGACAGTGCCGGAGCGGTCGTGAACACAATCACAATCTCTGGCTCGACGGCCTCGACCACCCTCTCGTGGCCGAACGGCAACGCTCTCGGCAACAAGGCGACGGTCCAGTACGCGGCCACGGCTGGCGAATACAGCACGGTCGGCTCAGCGGACTTCGACATCAGCATCGACCCGCCCGCTCAGCCGACCGTGAGCATGATCCTCGACTCCAACGCGGGCACGATCAGCCTGCTGCTGGAGGACGGAGGCGGCACATACCCAGCCGTGAAGTACGACGTTTTCAGGTCTGTAGTCGGTCAATCTGAGATTCGTATCGCTGCCGGATTGCGCCCGAACGCGGACGGTCAGGCCAGTTTTACGGACGTCGCTGTGGCAACTGATACGCAGTACGCCTACAAGATCCGTGCGTACAGCCAGGCTGGAGGGTACGTCGAGACGACAAACGGCACCGTTACGGGATCGTGAATCGAACGCGTACGAAACGGCACACCCCCTCTGACCTGCAACTTTACTTTGGTGGCACGTGCGGCACGTCTATGTACAAACTTTGCCCTATCGCGCACGCGTGAGGACTCTATACATACACGTGCCGGACGTGCCACGAGAATGATTCTCAACTACTCCGGTGGCTTCCATCGACGGCAACAGCGGGTAGGCTGACTCCGAGCGAAAGGGCGACAGACATGACCGTGAACACCACCGTCGAGGTGCTGACTGGACTTGCGGGCACCGGCGTCGGTGCCGTGATCCACCGCTTCTGGCAGGACGCCGTGGAGTACTTGGCCGACCACAAGCCGGAGGTGAACCGGGCCGTGGACCAGATCGTGGACCGTGGTATCGACGTGCTGGCCGAGGTGCCGGCGAGCCCTCGGGACTCCTCGAACGTGGACGAGTCTGTAAAGACGGCCTCGGTCCCGGCGACTGGCGAGGAGGTCTGATCCATGACCCGAGGACTGCGGATCGACGGCTTCGACCTGTCGCACTTCCAGGACCAGAAGATCGACTGGACCAAGGCCCACAAGGCCGGCGCGAAGTTCGTCTTCCACAAGGCCACCCAGGGCACCGGCTTCGTGGACCCGAACTATGCCAAGCGTCGGATCGAGCACCGAGGCCACGGCATCCGCTGGGGCGCGTACCACTTCGCCGAGCCTGAGAAGAACGGCGGCACGGCGCAGGCGCGGCACTTCCTCAAGGTGGCCGGGCTCAAGAAGCACAACATGCTCCCGGTGCTGGATCTGGAGACGAACCCGAACCACCTCTCGACCGAGGACATGACCGAGTTCGTCGCGGACTTCTTCCGGGAGTGCGCTCGCCAGTTGGGCACGAAGCGCGGGATCATCTACACCCCGTACCGGCTCAACCCGATCAAGGGCCTCCACCTCCGGCTGTGGTCGGCGCGGTACTCCAATGCGAACGCGAAGCCGCCGGTGCCCGCTCCGCACAAGAAGTACGCCATTCGGCAGTTCAGCGACGGCAAGTTCGGCGTGCCCCGGTCCCTGCCCGGCGTCGGGGCCGTGGACCTGAACCACATCCGCAACGGGCTGGAGAAGGCCCTATGGAAGCGTCGGCTGACGCTGCACTGAGCCCGGCAGCATTCGAGGTCTTCGACTCCCTCGCGCTGCGTCAGGTGGACGACCCCCGCAACCGCGCCCGGTGCGGGGGTCGTCCTGTTGACGGAATAGATCCTTTACAGGTACGGTTACACCAACGAGCCCGGAAGTGCCGGGCCAGAATCAAGGAGTCGAGCATGACCAACGCCGTAGCGCCGTTCCAGCCCGTGCCTGGCAAGGGCATCGCCGTCGAGAAGTCGGACGCCGGAATCATCTGGCTGACCACCACCTCACCGGACGGATCATCCATCGTCACCAAGCCCCTGTTCAACGACGACGCCAAGGCTCTGGCCGAGGCTCTGATCGGCCTGGCGGAGGTGGACAACTGATGCCCGAGTACCCGAACCCTTACACCGGGTCGTATCAGGAGTATCTGGACGACATGGACCGGGACGACGAGGACTTCTGCCCCGGCTGTGGACGACCCGCCGATGCGGACTGTCACCCCATGTGCACGTACCAGCAGCCATGCCCGAGCGAGTAGACCTGCTGCTGGGGTGGTGTCTTGACGGTCACTGCGGTGACTGCCGAGGCATCATCCCGGCAAGGGACTATCACGACGCGCGAGGGCGCGCCTACACCACGCCGATGTTGTTCTGCACCTGCGCTTGCCACGAACGGGAAGTTGCGCGTAGGATCGCGTCGAGCAGGTCGAGTCGAAGTGAACACTGACCAGAAAACGAGAGTGATTCAACATGCGTTCCAACCCCAACGAGACGTTCGGCAGCCGAGTCGAGGACTTCGTGCGCCCCGGCAGCATCGCCACCTTCGTCCTTCCCGAGATCGGGGACACGACGGAGCAGACCCACTTCGCCCACGAGGTCGGCACGGTCCTCCGTGACCTCCTCCAGTACGACGGCATCCTGACCGCCACCGCTGCGGCAGGTGGCGTCATCCTCGTCACCCTCCCGGTGAAGTACCCCGCCAGCATCGCCAAGGTGAACGACACGCTGCAGCGGGTCGCCGAGCGCTACACCACCGACACATGCGTCTGGTCGTGGGGCCCGTACAACCCCGTCGAGGTCACCAACCACAACCCGGTCGTGGAGAACTGACGTGGCCCGGCTCCAGGAAGTGGCGCATGAGGCTATCTGCTCGGCGCTCTACGGCATGCCGTTCACCCGCTTCCTCGGTGAGCGTCCTGACCCGGTGGACGGCGGGGACGTGGCTTGGTTCCGGCTGAGCCGCGACCCCTCCGTCGAGAGGATCAACGTCCGGGAGGACCCCAGGATCGTGATCGTCTCGGTGAGCCAGGAGCCGGCGGAGATCGTCCGAGTGAGGGCTGAGTGGCTGAACGTCTCCGCCGGCTTCGATCAGAGACTTCGAGGGGCGTTCAACTTCCGCATCCCTACCGCCTCGCGCGACGAGGCTATGATCCGCAAGGCATGCGAGGAGGTGGTGGTCCGCGTGCTGGAGGTGTTCAAGGACGTGCTGGCCGGCACTGGAGTCGCGGGCCCTATCGACGGCCTCGCCCCCGAGTCGGCCTACGAGGAGACGGAGGACGACCTCGCCCGCACCGACGAGGAGGTGGGTCGCGAATGAGCCTGGTGAGAGAGGATCGCTACTTCGTCCGGATACCGTTGGTGCGTTTTCACCACAAGCGCTCAATCGAGTGGGTGCTGGAGGCCGCGCACTTCCGAGCAACGGCGCGGGGCAAGCGCCAGAAGGTGACGTGGGCCAAGCGGCCCGACCCACACCTTTGTCCGTGGCTGGTCCAAGACACCGACCAGAAGCCAGCCCGGCGGGACGAGGAGCACATCGTGCGTGGCTCGGAATAGGGCAGTCCGTAGCCGCGTTCACAACAGGCGGTCGGGCACGGAGAGACAACCGGCCCGACCGCCGACCAGGGGCATAGTAGGTTTCGACGGGCGACAAGGCCACACGCTGGCACCGCTCGGAGCCGGGTTCGATTCCCGGATGCTCCACCAGGTACGACCGCCGCCCACGGCGTGGGAGTTCGGGGGATCGTGCTTGGGAGGTGCAGGAAGCGGGCGAGGCTGGCCCGTTGCAGGGGAGAAGACGGTGTGCCCCTGTAGGCGTCAAACACCGGGGGCCTGTGGTTCGAATCCACCCGTACCACCACAGTCTTTACAGACAGAACGGAGTCGAGGATGAGTCTGGTCTACGACGCGATGCGTCCGTACCAGCGCAGGGGTGCGCACTTCATGCGCCGCGCCGGCTCGGCGCTGCTCGCTGACGAGCCCGGCCTCGGGAAGACGATCCAGACCCTTGGGACGATCGTGGCCGACGCCGCGTTCCGGTACGACGACAAGGATCTGTTTCGGTGCTGGCACCTGATCGTGTGCCCGAAGATCGCCGTGAGCAACGTCTGGAGGCCAGAGATCACCCGCTGGCTCGCTGACCGGCACGTCGAGGTGTTGACGCTCACGGGCTCGCTCAAGAGCCGGTCCCAAGCCCTGAACGAGTTCGTACCCGATCCGTTGACCCGGCATGTGTTCGTCGTGGTGAACACCGAGTCACTGCGGGTCCGCGCCAAGGTAGACGACCTGCCCCGGAAGCGCCGGGACGTGATCCGGTTCAGCAAGAGCCAATCCGGGGTCAAGACCCACTTCGTGTACGCCCCGGAGAATGGGGTGCTGCCCGAGTTGCTACAGCGCGATTGGGACACCGTGGTGTGCGACGAGAGCCACCGGGCTCTGATTCGCACGTCCAACTCGATCCCGAACCAGACCCGCGCCGGCTTCGTGCTCGTTGGCGAGCGGGCTCGACGGCGCATTGCGCTGTCCGGCACACCGATGCGGGGCAAGCCCGAGCAACTGTGGGGCACCCTGAACTGGCTGCGACCCGACCTTTACAGGTCCTACTGGAACTGGATCAAGGAGTTCTACGCCACGCAGAGCAACGGGTTCAGCGACTACGTGCTGGTCGGCTTCAAGGAGGGTGGTCGAGCCGCGCTCGCCAGGAGCCTCCAGCCGATCATGCTGCGCCGGACCAAGGCCGAGGTGGCCCCGGACCTGCCTCCGAAGACGTACGCCGGGTACCACCTGATCGACGGCGACGATCAGAGCCCGCTGGGCGTGTGGCTGTCGATGTCCAAGGATCAGGCCGCGCAGTACGCCGAGTTGGAGGCTGAGGGCGTCGTCGGCGACGTGCTGGTGAACGGGGCGTTGGCCGAGTACACCCGCCGCCTCCAGATCGCGGGCTGCCGCCACGACGTGGTGGACGGCGCGCTGGTGCCTACACTCGACAGCCCGAAGTTCGAGTGGCTGCTGGAGTGGCTGGAGGCGTCCGGGGGCAAGAAGGTCGTGGTGGCGGGTCGCCTCACGAGCATCCTCAAGCGCTACCAGACTGGGCTCCAGCACGCGGGTTACGGAGCCGGGCTGATCGTCGGCGGAATGCCGGAGTCGAAGCGCGACGCCGTGGTGAACGCCTTCCAGAACGGCGGCCTCCAGGTCGTCCTCCTCAACACCAAGGCCGGCGGCGTGGCACTCACGTTGGACGCCGCCGACTACATGGTCTTCCTGGACGAGTCCACGATCCCGGACGAGCAGATTCAGACCGAGGACCGCATTCACCGGATATCGCGCAACCACAATGTGACGATCTACTGTCTGCGGATGCTCGACACGATTGAGGAGGAGGTCGCTTATATTGCGGCTGCTCGACAGGATGTGCAACAATACCTGCTGGACGGTGCTCGTGGAGTCGAATACGCACGGCAGGTCTATTTGATGAACCGCAACCAGAAAGAGGCAGAAAAGTGAGTTTCGACATCGACAGCGTGAAGGTGACCGAGGGCCACAAGTCTCTCGCCGCCTACATCAAGCGGGAGACGGGCAAGGGCGTCAAGCCCGAGTCCATCGCCCTCATCGACGCCCTGCGCGTCCAGTACCGCAAGGACCCGAGCCGGGTCGCCGAGCGGGACGCCCGAGCCGCTGCTGCGCGGGCCCGGAAGGAGGCCGCGTACCAGAAGGCTCTCGCCAAGGCGCAGGCGCTCGCTGCCAGCCTCGGACTGGAGGTCGCCGGCCCGTCGCCCGAGGTGGCCCGTGACCACGAGCCCTCCACCGACGAGTTCGAGGACGCCACCAACGAGCCCGAGGCCGAGCCCGAGGCCGAGCCGGCCAAGAAGCCGTCGAACGTGACGCCGATCAAGCCGAAGACCCCCGCCGACGAGGAGACACTGGTCCCTGAGATCGACGTGGTGGAGGACTACGACGGCTGGGAGACGAGCCCGGACGAGAAGTCCTCCGGGGACAGCGACGACTTCTTCGATGAGGGCGAGGACTACTGATGCGCGACAGCGTGCCCATCAGGGCCTACATCTGCCTCACCCTGCCGAACGGGAACCGCATCCACCTCAGTCGGGAGCACGTCGTGGCCTTCGGCCCCACCGCGACGCACGAGGACGGTACGCACAGCGCCGTCACGGTCGCCGGCGTCGGTGACATCCCGGTCCGGGAGAGTGTCGGGGCTATCGTCGCCGCTCTGCACCCCACCACGATCGCGTACGGGCCGCTGGAGAGCCCGAACGAGGTCGAGGTGGACCAGGCCACCATCGACGCCGCGTTCGAGGCTCAGATCGGCTCGGAGGGCTGATGAAGGAGATCGTCTCGGCTTCGGGGCAGGACATGGCGGAGGCGTTGGTCGATCGTGACCAGTACGACCGTCCGTTGGTCCTGCCCCGGAGCGGGCACAAGAGCCCGTGTAAGCCGCGCCCCAAGGGCGGCTGCTACTGCATGGTGCCCTACACCCGGTCGAGCACGATCGGCGAGACGCTCAGCGACTCCTTCGGCTTGAACCGCTGGCAGAAGGGGAACATGCTCAAGGGCATCGGCAAACGGCCCGACATCGTGAACATGGCCCGCGTCGTGCGCTCGCCGAGCGAGTTGTACGAGTTGGTGGACCTGGCCGAAGCGCTCGGTGACAACGACGTGGCGGCTCGAAACGGGTCCCTCATGCACCGGCTCACCGAGGATCTGGACCATGGCCGGGACCTCCCGGACGGGCTCCCGGACAACATCACGGCGATGCTCGACGCATACCGGGCCGAGGTGATCGAGCGCAACGGGCTCGTGACCCTCGACACCGAGCAGTTCGTGGTCACCGACGCGGTGAAGATCGCGGGCTCGTACGACAAGCGGTGCAACAAGTTGCGCGGTGAGCAGCGCGGTGAGCCGCACATCTACATCGCGGACGTGAAGACCGGCCAGAACCTCGACCGAATCGCGCTCAAGACCTGCATGCAGGTCTGCACCTACGTCGGCTCGTACTACGACGTGGGCACCGGCGAGCGCCGACAGGTGCCCGCCAACAAGGACTGGGGGCTGCTGATCTGGCTCCCTTGGGTCGAGAAGGCGGAGGACGCACAATGCGAACTTCGGTGGCTTGACCTACGACAAGGCCGCGTCGCGGTCCGCGAGGCGTTGAAGGTACGGGATCTCCGCAACCTCAAGGCGTCTCAGTTGATGCCCCGCGTCAAGTGACGTAGGGTGTCAATTGCACCGGCTAATTCATCGGCCCGTGCGACACGAAAAGACAAGAAACGAGAAGAAGATGAAGAAGGATATCGTCTCCGCCACCCCTGGTGGCGACCTGATCCAGTGGGACGACTGGAAGAAGAAGTTGTTCGTCGTGGAGCCGCTGGAGTTGGAGAAGGACGTGAAGACCCAGCACGGCGTCACCGACGCCATTCGGGCCAACGTGTTTGTCCTGACCGGCCCCGAGAGTCACGAGGAGTTCCTGGACACCTTGATCTTCCCGAGGGTGCTCGTGAGCCAACTCAAGAAGGGCGTCGGCTCCTACGTGATCGGTCGGCTGACCCAGGGCGAGGCGCAGCGGGGCAAAAACCCGCCGTGGCTGCTCGCGGACGCGACCGAGGACGACATGGCGAAGGCGCGCAACTTCCTCGCCCGTGAGGCCACGGCCTCGGCTTCCGCTCCCGACACGGGTGACGAGTGGGACAGTGGGGCCGGCGAGGACGAGCCGGCCTTCTAGCAAGACCTGTCCGGGGCCACCTCTCACTGGGAGGGAGCGTGGCCCCGGACACACCCCTCGGTACGACTACCAGAAAGGCGTCTTTACAGATGCAGAACTTGAGTCTCCGGCAGGCGGTCCACAAGGCTGCCAGCCACGTGGACCCTGAGAGCCGGCGCTTGGCCCGGTTCCTCGACACTCTCACCCGGCGCAACGTGTCGCTGGCCGAGTACGAGGCCGACCCCGACGCGTACTGGCATCCAGCGCGACCCGCGAAGGAGGACCGCCGTGACCGCCGAGGACACCGAGGCTTCACCCGCCGCTGAGCGACCCAGGGTCAAGTCGATCTCCCGCATGGACAACGAGACGTTCCTCAAGCACATGAACGCTCGCCACGTCGGGGTCGCGGGCATCAGGAAGTGGGGCAAGTCCAACGTCCCCGACGACGCCGACGAGAACCTGCTCCGCATCATGCACGAGACACTGCACACGCACGATCCCTACATCGCAGACACCAACCACGACCACACCAGTTACACGCCTAGAGGGGCAGAAGAATGAGTCGACTCAACAACCCGTTCCCGAACGGACCTGTGCGCAAGCACCCCCGAGCCTCGGTGCTCACCCTGCACCGCCGCACCATCAAGGCCGACGTTCGCCGCCAGATCAAGCGGATGCGGGCCGAGCACGCCAAGCCGGTCATGGCCCGTGTGCTGCCGAACACCCTCCTCGGCCTTCGCGCCGAGGCTAAGGCGGCGGGCATCAGGGGCTACAGCAAGATGAGCAAGGCTGAGTTGCAGAAGGTGCTGTCGTGACCCTTCTCAACGGCGTCTACATCGCCGGCCCGATGAGGGGTCGGCCCGCGTACAACTTCGCCACGTTCGAGGCCGTGGATGCGTTGGTTCGCAAGACCTGGCCCCATGCCTCGGTGTTCAACCCGGCGTGGAACGACATCGTGAAGTCGGGACTCGTGGGAACTGCGATGAGGCATGGCTGGGCCGTAGCGGGTCAGCACCTGCTCGACCGCCCGGCTGAGTTCAGTCTGCGCGATGCGCTCAAGGACGACCTGACGTTCATCTGTGAGCACGCCAGCACCCTCGTTCTGCTGCCGGGTTGGAGAACGTCATCCGGCGCACGGACTGAGGTCGCACTGGCACAGGCGCTCGGACTGACGATCTGGTGGGTGGACGAGGCGCTGACCGAGATCCAGGGCCCTGTGACTGAAGGAGCCCTCGCTGTCCTCCTTCGTCCAGGTGATGAGCACCTGTCCGACACCGTTGCCGCCCCCGCCGGCGAGGTGCGGACCACGAGCCGTACCGGAGGCGAGAAGGGTCAGAAGCCTGAGCGCTATGACCTGATCCCGTGGGAGGCGATGGACGAGGTTGCCAGGGTCTACGGCTTCGGGGCCAACAAGTACGCCGCGCACAACTGGCGGCGCAAGTACGAGTGGGGCAAGTCGATCGCCGCGCTGCTGCGGCACGTGAGCCTGTTCGTCCGGGGCAAGACCTACGATGAGGAGACGGGCCTGCACCACCTGGCGCACGCGGTGTTCCACTGCCTGGCCCTGATCGTCTGGACGGCGGAGGACGGTGAGGGCTCGGAGTTCGATGATCGCTTCCGGCCCGACATGTTTGAGCAGAAGGACAAAGACGCATGAACATCACCGACACCAACAAGCCGACCGAAGGCGCGTTCGGTGTGGTCCGCACGGGCTCGTTCGTGGCCCCTTTCATTCGCTTGCTGACCCGCTCACAGGTGAACCACGCGTTCGTGGTGCTGGGTCAGAACATCAAGGGTGATTGGATCATCCTCGAAGCGCAGAGTCGGGGTGCGCGCTACGCCGTGCTGAGCAAGTACACCGACATGGAGGTCGTGTTCAGCAACTACGACCTGACTGACGAGGAGCGCGGTGCAGTCGTGGCACAGGCCACGGTCCTTCACGGCACCCCCTACAACTACCTCGACATCGTGGCCCTGTGTCTGCTGACCTTCGGCTTGCGCTGGTCATGGCTGCTCAAGCGCGCGCAGAGCGCCAAGCGGCTGATCTGCTCGCAACTGGTGGATCGGGCCTACGAGCGGGCCGGCCTACGCCTCTACAGCGACGGACGCCCGGACGGCGAGGTCACCCCCGGCGACCTGCTGATGCACGTGGCACAGGGCCTCCAACCGGAACGACGGGAGTACGTCCCGTGAGCCGGCAGGTGGTTCGGAACTTCGGCTCGAACGTGACGCACCTCGTGGACGTGAACAGCACCACGGCGGCGGTCGCCTTCGGTGTGCCCTACCGGAAGTTGCCAACGGACACACGGGCGCTCTGCGGGGTGCACATCCGTGACGGGGTGGTAATGCAGGCGGGTACTCGGCTCAAGTGCCGAGCGTGCCGCCTCCAGGCCGAGGAGAAGGACGAGCAGCATGACAAGGGAGACTGAGGGCGTTACTCTCAAGAACGGTGGTCGTGGGGCCACCCGAGGCAGCAAGGGGCGCGTCGTCGTCCAGAACAGGGGTCGGTTCGGGTTCGACTTCTCCGTCGCTGTAAAGGACCCCAAGAGCACCTCTGGCGTTCGGGTGCTTTACATGAGCCGCGAGGACGCCTACGATATGGCCGACGCACTCGACGTAGTGCTGTCAGAAACGGAGTCGAAGTGAACATCCTCGAATTGGTCAAGGCGAGCGCCCCGGACGATCTCAAGCCCGAGGACATCGCGTTCCAACGCCGGTGGTCCGACAACACATTCGGGCCCGGCAAGCGCACCGCCGGCGTGCTGGCGCACATCAAGAAGGAGATCGAGGAGGTCGCGAAGAAGCCGGACGACCTCTCCGAATGGATCGACCTCATCATCCTGGCTATCGACGGCGCAACCCGGCAGGGCTACACCGGCGCGGAGGTGATCCGGGCATATCACGCCAAGGTGGTGGAGAACGCTCTGCGGGAGTGGCCCCCGATCCCCGAGGGAGGCTTCCCCGAGGACCAGGCCGTCGAGCACGTCCGATCGGAGGCCGACCATGGCTGAGCCGGCCGAGCGCGAGGTCCGGGTACGGGAGCACTTCGAGGAGAACTTGGCGCACAGCCACTGCCCTGCCAAGGATGATGTGCTTGACCTCCTCGACACGCTGATCGACCAGCGGGACACGATCGAGTACCAGCGGAAGGTGCTGGCTGCACTGCACGCCAACCTTGTGCACCTGGCCCAAGCGACGGCTGTCTGATGCCGGTCCAGCACCACCTGGTGCAGGGCGACGAGGTGCGCCTCGTCGTCCTGCCTCGGTACAACCGAGCCGCCTTCGAGGCGTGGGAGAGGTTCATCGATTCCGATCCGGAGAACGTCTACGGGCTCGACGTGGAGACGACCGCTATCCCAATGTTCGAGGGCGCGCACAAGGCGTTCGGGCCGGCGCTGGCGCTCCCGGAGTACGTCGTGCCCCACGACCTGCCCTCAGCGGTCTACAGGCGTGGCTATGTGGCCGGAGAGCGTCGGAAGGTCACCGTGCGCACGATCCAGTTCGGCACCGCTTCCGAGGGCTGGGTACTGCCTGTGGACGGGAAGTGGCGCAAGCACATCGTTGCCTTCCTCCGGGCGGCACACCGCCGCTTCGTCTCCCACAACGCCGCGTTCGACGCGGTGCGGGTGTGGCACGAGTTCCACATCGACCTCGGTGAGCGGTCCATCGACACGCTGCCGATGGTCAACATGCGTTGGCCGGGTCGGACGGCCCCGTTCGGTGGGGCCGGGCTCAAGGAGACGTGCGGGTATGTGCTCGGCGACCGAGGGCTGCTGGAGGCTGAGGACGCGCTGCACGCCCGCTTCGCCGACCTCTACGGAGTCCGGAACGGCTCCCCGCTGCCCAACTCGTTCATCCCCGGCAAGAGCCTTTGCCGCAACTGCAAGGAGAGCACGTCGTGGGCCGGGTCGCTGCGCGGCTTCTGCTATGACTGCTACTCGGCCCCGGTCGGGTACAACTCCAAGGTGGAGGAGTGGGGCTGGGACAACATCCCGCTGGATGACCCGGTGTTCCTCAAGTACGCCGGGCTTGATGCCGTCTACGTCCGTCGTCTGCTGCCGGCCCTCTCCAAGGAGATCGCAAGCCGGCGGATGTCGGCGCTGAGCCGACGCGAGCAACGGATCAAGCGCCTCATGGTCAAGACCTCGACTCGCGGGCTGCGGATTGACAAGGAGTGGACCGCGAACGCCAAGGCTGAGGTTCAAGCCGAGTTCGACGCTGCCTCGGACGAGGTGGTCGAGCGCACCGGGCACAAGGCGCGGTCGTCCTACTTGCGCACCGACTGGCTGGCGAAGCACGGGTGCAAGACCACCTCGCTGGACAAGAACCACCTCCCGCTGCTGCTGATCCGGTTCGATGAGGACGAGGAGGTTGGCCCGGTGCTTCGCGCGTACCAGCGCGTGATGCGGAACGCCAACCTCCTCACCAACCTGACCACGATCCTCCGGCACGGTGAGGGCGGCTCCGGGCGCGTCCACCCGAACATCAACACGATGCAGGCTCACACCGCGCGCATGTCCATCACCAACCCGGCGATGCAGACCCTGGCGAAGTCAGAGGAGAAGGGCCGTATCCTTCGTGGGTGCTTCATCGCCGACGACGGGTTCGTGATCGTCGGCGCGGACTACGACAACCAGGAGATCCGGATCGGGGCCGCGCTCTCGGGCGACGAGGCGCTGCTGGACATCATCGCGTCCGGCGTCAGCCAGCATGAGCGAACCGCCCGAGGCATCTACCCGGACTTCATCGACAAGCACCAGAGCCCTCTCCAGTACCACCGGGCCAAGACGCTCGACTTCGCTCAGCAGTACGGCGCGATGCCCAAGAAGATTGCGGCGACGCTGGGGATCTCGGTCCCCGAGGCGTACGATCTGTGGGTGGCGTGGCGTACGACGTACGCCGGGCTGGTGCGGTGGACCGATGAGCAGGCCGAGAAGAAGTACATCGTGAATCCGTTCGGACGCGTGATCCCTGCTGACCCGTTCCGGTCCTATGCCAACGGCAACTACATGATCCAGTCCACGGGCCGTGATGTGCTCGGGAAGGCGATGGAGAGCCTGGCCGACGCCGGGTGGGGCGACACCTTCTGGCTCCCGGTCCATGACGAGTTGGAGATCGTGGTGCCTGAGGACAAGGCCGAGGAGGCTGCTGCGGCGCTGACCGAGCACATGACCATGTACCTGCCCGGCTACGACAACGTGGTGATTCCTGCCGAGGGCGAGATCATCGGCGAGAGGTGGCGGGGGCTGTGATCTGTCTGGACTGCCGTGCGGATGTACGCCGGCTCGCTGGCCGAGGGCTCTGCAACGCCTGCTACGCCAGGCACCGTCGAGCGGGCGACCTGTGGCGCTGGGGGCGCGTCCACCGGCCCGTCGCGGTCACGGTCGAGGAGTGGGAGCACCTGGCCGACCCGACGCGTCCTGTGCGTGAGGAGGCGCGCCGGCTGGCACATCGGCTCGGGCTCGCGCCCAAGCGGCTGGAGAACATCGTCTACGCCGAGGTCGGCTCCAGGTTCGAGGGAGGGCACGGCGAGCGGTATCGTGGCCCTCGGTTGACGGAATAGATCCTTTACAGGTACGGTTACACCAACGAGCCCGGAAGTGCCGGGCCGGAAAGAGAGTCGCTGATGTTCATCCTGATGCTGCTGGTCTGTGTCGTCGTAGCCCTTGTGGGCTCTCGACTGGCCGGCTTCGCCCCCAAGAGCACGGCCCTGCTCGTGGCCGGCGCTGCTGCCGTGTACACGCTCGATGTCTTCATCATCACCCGATTAGGAAGCCTGGCATGACCAAGTTCAAGACCCGTGAGGAGTGGCTGCAAGCCGCTGCGTCCGCTATCGAGACGGACTTCGCCTCCACATTCGAGGAGTTCTTCGGGAAGGAGGGGCTGGAGCACCTGCGCAACCTCAAGGTGTCCACCGGCTTCCCGGCGACCCGAGGGCTCAACGGCAAGGTGATTGGAGAGTGCTGGAAGGCCGAGGCCGCGACCGATGCTCGGAGCCACCACATCTTCATCAGCCCGTTGCTGACCGACCCCGTGAAGGTGGTCGCAACCTTGGCGCACGAAATGGTGCACGCCGCCGACAACGGCGAGCACAGCCACCGAGGCCCGTTCGTGCGGGCCGTGCGTGCTCTCGGGCTGGAGGGCAAGCCGACCGCGACCGTGGCCGGAGAGGCGTTCAAGGAGTACGCCACGAAGTTGATCCTCGACGTGCTGGGCAACTACCCGCACACGGGGCTCACGCCGCTGGTCAAGAAGAAGGTCCAGAAGACATACATGCTCAAGTTGGAGTGTCCGTACTGCGGCTGCATCGTGCGCATGACCCGGACCTGGCTGGACCAGTGTGGCGCTCCGTTCTGCGGCACCCGGGGCCACATCATCGACGGCAAGCCGAGCGACAAGCGCGTCCGGCTGCTGGCCGAGGACCAGATCGCTGAGTTCCTCGGCCAGCAGAGGAAGGCCAAGGAGGAGGAGCCGAAGTGACCGCCGCCCGAGGCACCTCCAACACCAACGAGCGCGGAAATACCGAGGACCGTCGCCGACGCAGGGAATGGCTGGTCAAGACCTACCTGGCGGACAAGGCGCTGGTCCCGAACCCATTCAACCCCGTCGACGTGCTCCCGGTTCCGGCCACCACAGCGGCAGCGCACGTGCCGGCTTGCCGATGCTACCGCTGTGGTCGGCTACTGCACGCTGGATTCCGGAGCAAGGACGGCACTGAGGTCGAGGCCACGGTGACGGTCGATCGGATCGTGCCGGGCTGCAAGGGCGGCACGTATCGCCGCAACAACATCAGGCCGGCGTGCGCCGGCTGCAACTCGGAGACTGGCGGAGCGCTCGCCTCCAGGAAAGGCAAGCGATGAGGACCAGAAGCACAGCGCGGTTCACGGTTGTGGTCTCCACCCACGACAAGACGAGGGCCATGTGGGAGCAGATCACGGAGGCCGTCTCCACCGAGGTGGAGCGGGTCGAGTCCGAGGGCTGGACGGTGGACCGTGAGTCGTTCACCATGGAGAGCCCGAGCCAGTTCGTCTCGGCGTACGTCGTCGCGTTCGACGCGCTGCGCTACTAAGCCCGGAATAGTCTTTAAAGGAAGGAGGTTCTGTAAAGCATGAGGTTCGTAATCCCACTCGGTAGGTCGCGCGTCGTCGTTGGCCTGTTCGGGCTCGTGTGCCTGGCCCCTGTGGCCCTGTTCTACTGGCTGATCGTCGGCTGTGTGCTGGTGGTCGTGGCTGTTGTCAGAGCCGAGGTGTGGGCGGTAAGGTTCGTGGTGCGCCGGTGGCGCGAGAGTCGAAGGAGTCGAGAGTGACCAACGCAGACACAGGCCAGAAGATCAAGCCAGAGGCCGGCGGCGTCATCAAGGCGATGACCCGGAGCGAGGCTGTGGGTCCGGTGTCCTTCGATGCCTAGCAAGAACGTCGGACGCACGGTCACGGTAATCGGGCTGGACCCCGGCTCGACCACCGGAATCTGCGGAGTGTCCGTGGACAAGACCTGGCTGCGGGGTGGCGGTGAGGCGTCGTGGGGCGGTCTTGGAGCCGCTGTCCGAGCCAAGTTCGCGTACCAGACGGGCCGCGAGCCGAAGACGTTCGCCTACGACGACGAGATCGCCCGAGAGCACGCCTACCGGCTCGACCAGCGGGAGTTGAACGACGCGCTGCTGCCGGTCATGGCCTCACAGCCGCTCGTGCGGCAGGACGGGATGCGCTCGACTCAACGGCTGGAGCACATCCTGGCCGGCGAGGGTCCGGGCGGTGACCTGCTGTACGTGGATGCCGAGGAGATCGTCCAGGTGCGGCAGATCGCCGGGCTGCTCTACAACTACGAGGCCGCTGCCGTGGTCTGTGAGGACTTCGTGCTGCGGACCCAGGTCCGGGAGCGCGAGGTGACCGCGCCGGACCGACTACGGGCCGCACTCCAGACCAACGAGGTGCTGCACGGCGAGGGTCGTGTGTTCTTCCTCCAGCAGCCAAGCCTCGCCAAGTCCACCGCAACCGATGACCGGCTGCGCAAGGCCGGGCTGTACTTCCCCGGCATGCCCCACGCCACCGACGCCGCGCGCCACGTCCTGACGTTCCTGCGCCGTGCCCGGCAGACCGAAGACCTCCGTGTCTCGGCGTGGCCCAAGCACTTCGCCGACGAGTTCGAGGCTGAATGACGAACGGCACCCCGCCCGCCAAGCCAGGGTGCCGTTCAACGTCACAGACAGGAGAATCCTACATGAGCGACGGATCGTTCCGAAGCCTCGCGCCCGCTCTCTGGCGCTCGGGGCTCGGTGAGCCGTTCCCGCTGCACGCCGGCTCCAAGAAGCCGATCGAGCGCGGCGTGCACGGACGCACAGACCCGACGATCACCAAAGAACGGGTCAAGGCGTGGATGCGCAAGCACCCCGACGCCATTCCCGGCCTGATCCCGGCGGAGGGCATCCTGATCCTCGACGTGGACGAGCACGACGACAAGCACGGTGCGCGGAATCTGGCACGAGCCCTCGGGCTCAAGACCAAGGCCGACTTGCGCCGGCTGCTCCACGGCTCGGGCACGCTGCATGTCTCGGGTCGGCCCGACGCCAGCGAGTTCCACGGGCACTGGTACTTCGAGGTGCCGCCCGATTTCAAGTGGGCCAAGCGCTACCCGGTGCCCGGCTGTGAGGTGATCGGCCCCGGACGCCGAGGCTTCTACGTCGTTGCTCCCGGTGCGGTGCACGCCGAGACGGGCAAGGTCTACCGCTGCGAGGTCGCTGGACGCCCGTGGGAGGTGGCAGACCTCACGCCCGAGGTCGTGCAACTCCTCCCGGACGCGCTCACAGCCCTGCTGGCGGGCGAGGAGCCGAAGGACCGTACCCAGGGCCAGGGTGAGGTGTGGGAGGCCCTGGAGTTGATGCCGGAGGGCGAACCCGACGCCGAGGTGCGCGCGGTGCTCGAAGCCTTCGAGGCCGACCCCGAGCAGCACGGCACAGCGCACGCTACGGTGCTCCAGGTCCAGTTGGCGCTGGTCAACCTCGGAGAGCGCGGGCACGCCGGCGTGAAGGCTGCTCTGGATCGTGTACGCGACGTGTACGAGGCTCTGAGGCCCGAGCGGGTGGGGGAGTTCGACCGCTACCTTGAGGGCGTCTCTGTGGACCTCGCTCGCGTTCGCCGGGGCAACGAGACGGGCGACTGGTCCCGAGGCGGCAAGCCGAGCCTGATCCCGAAGGCCGCGATGCTGGCCTTGAAGGACGAGTTCACTGATGTAGCGATTGCTCGCCGCGCGGTCAAGGATTTCGCCGAGCGCAACCACCCGGTGAAGTGGAACGAAGGGCTCGGCTACCTCGGCTGGGACGGCAGACGCTGGCGCTCGATGAGCCCGGAACTGGTCAAGAAGAACCTGATCCGCTTCTTCACGCAGTGGGTCGCCGAGGAGGACGCGGCGCACGTCGGCGACCAGTCAGGCGATTGGGACACTCGACGTGGGCAACTGCGCAGTCTGCTCTCGACGCGGAAGGTCAACGCCGTGGCAGCGCTGCTGCCCGGAGAGTGCCACTGTGACTCAGGCTTCTTCGACCAGCACCATGACCTGCTCAACTGCGTCAACGGTGTGGTGGACCTACGCACCGGAGAGGTCGGCCCGCACGATCCGGCGCTCGGCTTCACGAAGGTCACTCGGGTGCCGTACGTGCCCGGTGTACGGGACGAGCGCTGGGACCAGATCAAGGCGGCGCTTCCCGAGGACGAGGCGGAATACCTCCTTTACAGGCTCGGTCAGGCTGCCACCGGCTACATCCCCTCTGATGACAAGGTGTGCTTCCTTGTAGGCGGCGGTGAGAACGGCAAGTCCACGTTTATGACTCCGATCGTGAGGGCGTTCGGCGACTTCGCCGTGACCGTCCGACAGGAGTTGCTGATCGGTGAGCGCTCCCAGCACCCCGAGGTCAAGATGGACCTGTTCGGAGCGCGTCTGGCGTTCCTTGATGAGACGGCTGAGGCGTACCTGAACCCGCACCGGCTCAAGGACATCATCGGCAACATGACGCTGAGTGGGCGCTACCTCTACAAGAGCGTCGTTCGCTGGACTCCTACGCACTCGTTGATCGTGAACACGAACTACCCCCCGAAAGTCACTGAGACGGACCGTGGAACGTGGCGGCGACTGGAGCAGATCCACTTCGCGAAGACATTCGGGAAGACCGATCGCCCTGTTCTTGGGCTCCGAGAGGCTGCGGCGACCGATCGCGCGCTGTGGATCGCTGCACTTTCGGACGTGATCGAGCACGCGATTCAGGTCATGCAGTGGAAGAACGTGCTCCCCGCGCCGCCCGCTGGGGTTGTCGCTGCTACGAACGCGTGGCGAGACGAGAACGACACGCTCTCCTCGTTCGTGAACGAGCGTCTGGAGGTCGCTCCGGGCTACGCGGTGCCTGTGCGGGACCTCGCTGCGGAGTTCAACAAGTGGCAAGGTGAGGGCAATCGACCTGTCACTATGCAGACCGTCAAGCAGCGTTTCGAGCACTCGGAGACGTTGCCGGAGGGCTTCACATACACAGCACTCAGAATCTCGGCCAACATGTACCAACTTTCACAGTCGCTCTACATGGCGAAACTGGACGAGAAGTGGCGCGGAATCGCTTGGGTAGGCGTGAAGTTCAAGGATTGAGACGATGTGCAGAATGTGGGCGCGTACACAGTGCGTAGAGTTTTCCCAGGTCAGGGGCGTGGTGGCACGTACGGCACGTCTATGTATAGAGTCCTCACGCGTGCGCGATAGGGCAAAGTTTATACATGGACGTGCCGCACGTGCCACGAGAATGATTCTCAACAGGGACTTGCCAGGATGGTTGTCCTTGACAACTAATTGGACCAGCCCGACGACAGGCTCGGCGACGAGGAGCAGGACGCGGGCTACCGCGTGACGAGGAGGAACAGGACATGGCCGGCGACAACATGCGGGACGAAGTTCGCTGCACGTACGTGTACAGGGACACGCCCAAGGCGCGAGCCAAGAACAAGGTCGGTAAGCGTTGTGGACAGCCACGCGTAAACGGCACGGATCGATGCAAGTTCCACGGTGGAATGAGCCCCAATCTCGTTGCGCTTTCGCGCAAGGAACGGATCGAAAACGAGATGCGTACGAACATGGATCGGTTCACCGATCTGTGGCCGGAATCGCACGAGTTGCTCGACCCGTTCTCGCTGCTGCTGTGGGAGATCCGTCGCTGTGCCGCCCGCATCGAGTGGTTCGATGAGCGCTTGCGTGAGATCGCCGAGGAGCGCGACCTCTGGTGGGGCGAGACGAAGCGCGAGAAGATCGGCGCGAGCGAGTTCTCCGGCACCAACAAGACCTTCGAGGCGAGGGAGAACATCATCCTCAAGTTGCAGGCGCAAGAGCGCGACCGCCTGAACCGGCTCACCAAGGAGTGGGCCGAGCAGCGCTTCGAGGCCGCTCGCATCGCGGGCTACGGAGCGTTCGGCACCGCGCTCAAGCGAGCGATAGCGGCCATGGCCTCGGAGTTCGACCTCGACCTGACCGACAAGGCCGTCCAGGCGCGCGTCCGGCGCGTGCTGGGCGACCTGCCGGACCCGCTGCCGGCCCAACTGCCGCCCGTGGTACGTTAGGCCCACAGCGAGGCTGAGAGCGGCGGTGAGCGCGATGTCCAGGGTCAAGCACAGCGAGGGCTTCTACAAGCGCATCCCGTTCACGCCGTGGGCCGTTCGCATCCCGTGGTGGCTCGGTGTTCGTCTTTACAGCCGTGCCTGTGCCAAGGCGATGCTCACCGACGATGTGCTAGCGTTCTACGTGTGCGTCGTGCCCAACTGCCCCGAGTGCCGTGAGATCGCCGAGCGCTCCAGCGTCTGCTCGTACCGGGCCACCTCGTGACCGGCGTTCTGCTCGCTGGCAAGCCCAAGGGCGGCACCGGCAGCCCGTTCGTGTGGGGCACGGTGCAGAGTGTCGCTAGCGACTGGTTGACGGCCCAGGTGCTCGTGGACGGCTCCAGCACGACGATCACGGCACAGTGGGTCAACGGGGGGCTGATGCCGTTCGCCGCCGGTGCCCGAGTCCAGTTGTTCGTGCAGGGTCAGAAGGTCTACCTGCTACCACCTGCGTTCTGCGCCAATCCGTATACGAGGCAGTCGATCAGTTCAATGAGCGCCACGTCCGGAGCCTGGCACCAGATCACAACGTTCGCCACAGACACCACACTCACGCCGACACGCTCACAGCCGGTCCCAGCAGCAGCCACGGTCAGTTCCGGGATCTGGACACTCACATATACCGGCCTTTATCGGCTCACGGCATCGCTTACCAGAGTTGCTACAGCGAACGCCGGCGAGTTTGCCGTCTACATGGTCTGCAACAGCCCGGATGTCCCTGGTACGGCAGGCGAGGCCACCAACGCGTGGCGTATAGCCGACGCCTCATCGACTGGTTACTGCACACTCAATGGCTCCGAGACGGTGCACTTCTTCGCCGGCGACAAACTCTACTGGTGGGCGTACCAGAACACAGGCGTCACCGGCACTTTCGGTGCCAACCGAGGCGACCACGTAGGGGTCGAGTTCCTCGGCAGTTGGTAGCCTTGCGCACATGGCCCTGAGACGACGCTCACTAGCAGCCCGCAACGGGGACAACCGTGTGCTGTCCGCCCCGTTCGAGATCGCGGTAGCCGCGCTGTTCGTCATCACCGCCGTCAACCTGGCCTGGCAACTCCTGCACCTCCCGCCCGTCTACCCGCACGTCGGCCTCATGGCGTACCCGAAGTGGCTGCTATGGGCGTGGAGCGGCTGGGTCGGCACCGGAGGGCTCGGGATGTTCGTCGGCCTGCTGCTCATCGGGCCCTACCTGCGTATGGGACGTGGCATCGAGAAGGCTGGCCTGTGGCTCGCCCTGACGGGCTGGAGCACGATCACGCTCGCTGACATGTGGGAGGACTTCTCCAGACCGCTGGAGTGGTTGTCCTACCTGTGCGTCGTGGCCGGGTGCGTGATACGCGTCGTGGCCCTGCATCGAGTCGAGCACGCCGTCCAAGTCGCCGTCGAGCGTGACCTGAGTGACAACGCGCCCGAGGAGTGAGCCGTGAGCGCCTCGACCGACATCCTGATCGCCGCCGCTTCGACCGTCCTCTCCGGCGGGGGCGTCGCGGCATTCGTGAGCGTCTACACCGCCAAGCGGAAGGTGCCCGTCGAGCGGGACGCTATCGCGGTCGGCGGCGCTGAGACAGCCGTCCTATCGCTGGAGCGCAGCCTCAAGGCCGAGACGCGTCGAGCAGACCGAGCCGCTGAGGAGGTGGTCAGGTTGCAGGACGTGATCGCTGAGCGGGACCGTCGTATCACAGCGCTGGAGAAGCGTCTGGACGACATGCAGGTCGCGCTCGACCGAGCCCGAGACGAACTCCACGCACTCGTGTCCGAGATCCACAGGGAGAAGCCGTGACCAAGCCTGCACCGAGCGTCTCGTTCTACCACGACGACCGGCACATCCGCACCGCCGGCGGTACGTTCGGCGACAGCAAGGCCGGCTCGAAGTACGCCGGAGCGAAGCACTACAAGCGCGCGGACCAGAACGGTCAGGCGGTGCTCCGCAAGGGCCGGCTCTACCCCGTGAACGCGCACGGCGCGCCGTTCCTGCCGGCGTTCATCAAGGACCGCTTCACGGCCCACAAGTGGGGCCCGCTGCACCTGCGCCACCCCGGATTGCGCTCGGCCAAGAAGTGCTTCAAGCACAACCGCAAGTTCCTCGGCAAGAGCGTTGTCGTGGAGTGGGAGGTCAAGGATCTGCACCCGTACACGAGCCGGGCCCGGCTGGACGAGTACATGGAGCAGTTGGCCCGCGACGCCGAGGCGGTCTTCGGCGAGGACTGGGCCGAGCACGTCATCGTGAAGGTGCTCACGAACCTGCGCGGCGGCAAGCCGTACGCCATGCACGTGCTGCGGGCCGCGCACCGGGCCGGCTTCAAGACGATGGTGCTCCCACGAGGCGTGTGGGTGCACCGAGTCCTCAACAAGCCGTTCATCACGTGGAACCGAGGAGGCCGGGTCCGGTGACCGCGCAGACGACCCCGAGCAAGTTGGAGCGTGCCCGGCTCGCGGTGGACATCGCGGACATGACCGGGTGTGACATCGTGGTCGCTGAGCAGGCAATCACCGAGGTGCTGCGTGTCTACGAGGTGCACCAGGCACCACTGCCGTCAGGGCGTCTGATCCGGTTGGCCCGAGCCCTCAAGCGCGCGGGGTCTTGACGGAATAGATCCTTTACAGGCATGGTTGTGCCTAGCGAGCCCGGAAGTGCCGGGCCGGAATCAGGAGTCGAGCATGACCAAGAATGTGCCAGTGAGGGACGCATGGCGCAACCTGGCGCTGGGAGTGCTCGTGTGCGGCCTGCTGGCCGTGCTCGGGTTCGTCTCCCAGCCCGCGCACGCCGTCGATCCCGGCTTCGGTGGTCTGACGCCTCAGGTGCACTACGTGCACGTCAAGGGCAAGCGGCACGTCTACCAGTGGGGCCCGCAACTGGCCGCGAACGGCGACATCACGCGCTGGAACCCTTGCGCTGGGCCGATCACCTACGCCGTGAACACGAGCGGCGAGACGCGCAACGTCCGCTACGGGCGCACCGCGCTCCAGGACGTGCACTGGTCCATCAAGCGGCTGGCGAAGGCCACCGGCCTGCACTTCATCCATGTCCCATGGGGCACGCCCGACGTGGACGTGACGATCCAATGGGGCGACACCGGGGCAGCCGGTGCATACACCGGCACATACGCGGTGACGACCAACACGCCGGGCGTCGAGCGGATCGAGCAGGCCAGCACGCTTATGAGCAGGCACGACGGCGGGTGGCGCTTCCGGCGCAACGCCCTGATGCACGAACTTGGGCACGTCGTGGGCCTCGGGCACGTCAACGACCCGGTGGCAGTGATGAACCCGTTCTCGGGGGACACCGTGCACTACAGTCCAGGTGACCTCGCAGGCTTGTGGGCGATGGGCAAGGGTGGTGGATGCTTCAACTGACCTTTGACGGAACAGAAACGCACCCTGTAGGGTTGAACTAGACAACAGGCCATACGAGGCCAGAAAACCAGGAGGAAAGCAATGACCAACTACAACAGCAGCGCAGCCGCCTACGCGCCGGCGCACGGGGGCTACCCCGGCGAGGTGCAGGACGCAGAGAACGACACCGACGAAGGGAGTCTGTCGTGAGATACATCCAGGAGGCGGTTGTCTCGGAGTCCGTCGAGCAGATCGTGGACGGCATCGTGGACCCGAACGAGGGCACGAAATACAGCCACATCGAGCACCAGATCGTGGAGGAGGCCACCGGCGACTTCGAGTTCCGGGGCGGCGGCACCAGCCAAGAGGTGGACACCAGCGTCCACGTCCGATACCGTGACAACAACGACAGCACCACACCCAACCCCGCCCGCTAGGGCAGAACCGAAGGAGATCACCATGACCGACACGAACGCTTTCGAGGACCGGATGCTCGACATCGAGTCCATCGTCCGGGACGACCTGACCGACAACCAGCGCAGCCTTCTGCTGGACGACATGCTCTACCGCGTCAAGGAGACGCTGAGCCAGATCGAGCGGGGCATCGAGTCCGGCATCGACCCGGCCAGCCTCAGGGCGTACCTGAGCCTGGCTACCAACGCTGTGGCCCTGTGCGGCTTCGCCAACACTGCTACGCGCCAGGGACACGGCAAGTGGGGTGAGGGCAAGAAGGTCGCCGGGCCGGTCGAGGAGGTGCTCATCAAGTGGATGCGCCTGCTCCGTGACGCAACCACGAGCGGGCTCGACACCCTCGGGCTGCCCGAGGAGCAGGTGGCCCGGATCAAGGCCGGCGGCGCGACCGCCGAGGACGTGGCGGCGGTCAAGGCTGCCGCTGAGGCCAAGTGGGGTGACCGGGCTCAGGTGGCTGTCGTGGGCGAGCCGCTGAGCGCGGACGCCGAGCCGGCCAGCACCGACCCCGGCTACGGGATGTACCTGTAAAGCCACGCCGGGTCGCGTTAACGGGACCTCGACGCCGAGCAACGCAAGGGGCGCTCGGCTGACCTCCGACCGAAGGCCACCCAGGTAACCGAGTCTCAATCACCTCGGGGTGGTGGACCTGCGCGACACGGCCAACGAGAACGGCCTCCGAGCCCTGATGGGCGGCTCGGAGGCCGTTCGCTACTCTGGAGGCATGAACGAGTCGCGTCGGTGGTCCTATGCACGCCTCGCCGACGACCTGTTCCAAGGGCTCACCGGCGAGGTGACGGACCCGATCGAGTGGGTGCAGGCACACGGCGAGTTCCCGTGGTCCGTGCAGCGCGAGATCCTGACCAGCGTACGCGACAACCGCTACACCGCCGTCCAGTCCTGTCACGAGGCCGGAAAGTCGTTCATCGCGAGCCGGATCATCGCGTGGTGGATCGACAGCCACCCGCCCGGAACCGCGTTCGTCGTGAGCACCGCCCCGAGCGCGGCACAGGTCGCCACGATCATGTGGCGCGAGGTGTCCGGCCTCCACCGCCGCGCCGACCTGCCGGGCCGGATCACCAGCGCAGGCTACCCGCAGTGGAAGATCGACGGCGAGGTGGTCGGTATCGGGCGCAAGCCGGGCGACTACGAGGAGAGCGCGTTCCAGGGCTACCACGCCGAGTACATGCTGGTCATCATCGATGAGGCGTGCGGTGTTCCCGAGCACCTGTACGACGCAATCCACTCCCTCGTCGGCAACGACGAAGCCCGTGTGCTGGCTATCGGCAACCCCGACGACCCGTCCAGCCACTTCGCCACGAAGGTGTGCAAGGCCGGGTCCGAGTGGAACGTCATTCACATCGACGCGCTCCGCACCCCGAACATGACCGAGGCGAACGTCGTCGGTCCGGACCCTGAGCACCCTCGCTACCCGATCACCGCCCGGCTCATGGAGGCCGAGGGCATCGGGTTCAGCACCGAGGAGGTGCCGGACAGCGTGCGCAAGATGCTTGTGGGCCCGCGCTGGGTGGAGGAGCGTCTGCGCGATTGGGCCGGCCTGAGCGCAGACAGCCCTATCGACCAGATCGTGGCGCGCAGCCACTCAACGAGCATCGTTGAGTCCAAGATCCGGGGTCTGTTTCCGACCAGCGCCAACGATGGAATCATCCCGCTCGGGTGGATCATGCGTGCCGTCGAGCGAGGCCGCGACCAGGACTTCAACCATGCGCCCGGAGCCCGCATCCTCGGTGTGGATGTGGCGCGCACCGGCGACGACCAGACGTGCTTCGCGGTCCGGCAGGGCAGCCAGATTCTCGACCTGCGCCGGATGCACCTCACCGACACGATGGAGGTCGTGGCACAGGCCGCGACCTGGCTGCACGAGCCCGGCAGCGTCGCTGTCGTGGACGTGATCGGCATCGGGTCGGGCGTCTACGACCGGCTCGCGCAGATGAAGAACCACTACGAGATCACCGGCCAGCCGTTGCCCTTCAACGCGTCCTCGCAATCGAGCCGCCGTGACCGGCTGAACCAGTTCACATTCTTCAACGACCGCGCCGCCGCATGGTGGCGGATGCGGGAGTTGCTCGACCCTGCGTTCGGGTCACAGATCGCGCTCCCGGACGACGACGACCTCGTGGCCGAACTGGCCGCACCGCGCTACAACATCTACGCCAACGGACGGCTCAAGGTGGAGGCCAAGGACGAGATCCGCAAGCGGCTCGGGCGCTCGACCGACTCCGCCGACGCCGTGATCCAGGCGTTTTGGGTGGACGGCCCGGCAGCGGGCGGTGAGTTCATCCCCTACGAGCAGGACCAGCGCCGCTACAAGGGCCGAGAGACACGCGGGCAGGTGTTCCAGTACGGCTACGACCCATTCAGCGACGCAGACATGGCCGTTGGACTCGGCCAGAGTAACCTCGTGGCGAGGACGGACCCGCTGGACGATTGGGTGAACGAGACGCTATGACGACCTTCAAGATGGTCAAGGCTGGCGACGAGGGTCTGCCTCGGCTCAACCAGGAGGACGGCACCTCGTTCGGCTTCTTCGACCGCTGGCAGATCGGCACCACGCCGGATGGGAACTACCTGACCGACTACGCCGATTGGGAGGCTCGCGACCTCTTTGAAATGCTCGCCAAGGACTACAAGGCGAAACAGATCGAGAACGTGCTCAGCCTGCCGATCATGTCCGCCGAGTACCAGATCACGCCCGGCAAGGGCGACACCGGCGAGGCCGAGTGGCTCAAGGCGTACTGGGATGCTGACCCGCTCCAGGGCGGTTGCCGGACCTCACTGGACCAGATCATCGGGCTGTGCACGAGTGCGTTCTACTACAAGCGTGCTTACTTCGAGAAGGTCTTCGTCCGGGGCACCGGCCCGTTCGCCGGCAAGGTGGTGTACGGCGACGTGGCATTCCGCCCACAGACGACCTGCCGCATCATGCGCGAGCCGATGACGGGCCGGTACGCCGGCTTCGAGCAGGAGGCATACTGGGTCGGGCCACAGATCCAGAAGGGCGCAAAGTGGCCCATCCAGATCCCGGCCAACCGAGCGTTCGTCTACACCCACGGCACCCGCCGAGACCCGCTGAACGGCGTCTCCGACATGGAGGTGGCGTTTTGGGCATGGAAGACCAAGCAAAAGATTCTCCTGCTGTGGTTCCAGTTCCTCCAGAGCGTTGCTCTGCCGCGCATCACGGTCAAGTCCACCGACATCGGCACCGCCACCCAGGTGGCTCGTGAGATCAGCCGGA